GTGCTTGTGCTTGTGCTTGTGCTTGTGCTTGTGCTTGTGCTTGTGCTTGTGCTTGTGCTTGTAGACTACGTACGAATGCTTGTAATCGTGTTGCTGCTCGTGTTTGTGCTTGTGCTTGTGCTTGTGCTTGTGCTTGTGCTTGTAGACTACGTACGAATGCTTGTAATCGTGTTGCTGCTCGTACACGTGCTTGATCAAATAATTCATCATGTTTATTAATATCAATATTAATAATTTTTTTATTATCATTATTTGAATAATATAAATAGTTTGATGCATTAGCATCTGGAATCTGATAATAATTAAATTTACTTAATTTTATTATATCTTTATCCGAATAAATATAATCATAAAGATAATAGTTAGAATTGATAATATTTAAATATTCTGCTAATTTTTTATAATTAAAATTATTTAGAATTTTATAAGTTTTTTTAAAAATAGAATTATCCCAAATTGCTTTATTATTCTTTTCAGTATATTCTTCACATTCACTATATGATTTTTTAAAATTATCAATTATTCTAGAATGTGCTAGAATTATTGGATAATATTTTGTATATAATTTTTCTAGATGTCTTACATCACCTTTAATTAATAAATTAAGTCTATTTATTATTTTAAGTTTTAAATTTAATATTTTTTTGCGATTAATGTCTATTTGATTATATAATAACCTAAAATATGAAAATATAGTATTATATGTAATAGTACCTTCATAATATAATCCCATTAAATGCGCTATATAAAAATGATTATAAGTAGTTATATCATATACATTTAAAAATCCATAGTAACTTGGTATATTATTTTTTTGTAAGTTTATATTGCGGTTAATATTGCGGTTAATAATATAATTATTAGTAAAAGTAATCTTTTCAATATATTTAAAATCATTATCAGATTCATATTTAATTAGTAAATATATAAAATCTAATATAGTTTGTTTTAATGGTTTATCTATCATTTTATTATAATTTTTAAATATTATACGACACAATCCTTCTATAGAATCATCATTTTTTTTATTATTCTTTTTATTTAAAAAATAAGAATATACTTTACCACTAATACTCATAATATTATTATCCAAAAAATTATATCTAGTATAATCTTCATTATAATCATTATTATATATAATATTATTAATATGAGTAATGTTATCAGTATTTAATAGTAAAATTAATACCATTTTACTAATTTTTAATGGTTTATTATCATACGGTTGATTAACAATATAATTAATTAAATGAGGTTTATATGCATTAACTATACCTTGAAATATATTTATTTTAGTACATTTTAATCCAGTTATTAACATTAATGTTTTAAAATCAATATATATATCTATATCTATATCTATATTATGATTTTTACCAGATATCAATTCTATTACATTACAAAACATTTCAAATATAAAGGTACTTATATCACAACCTTTTTTATAAATATCATACCATATTTTTATATGTTGATCTTTAAAAACGTAGGTTATTATTGGTTTTCCTAAAATTGCATGCTCAGCAAGTATTTTATATTCAGTACAAAGTGTAAAATATGGATTGATATTATTTTGGATACAATTATCAATCAGTACATTTTTAAGCATTTCTCTTATTATATTATAATTATTATTATTAATCATTATATTAAAAAATTCAGATATTATATTTTTTTGATTATTACTGGGAATAATTACACTAATATTTATTGGTCCACTTGCATATTTTAGCTTATCAAAATTAATAATATTAGTATAAATAGCATGTGGATGTATTATTTTAATTAACAACTCATTAATTTTGTTTATATCATTATTATATTGGGTAGCTAAAATTTGGTTATATTCAATAGTTTCATCATAATCATTAATATCTGTAGTTTCTTGAATTTCATCAAATAATTTTTTAATATTATCTATATTAGTTAAAATATCTTTTCTAATAACATCTTTAATATCGCCATTTTTAATTAATGACAATTGTGTATTATTATTTAGATGAGCCCATGATGTATTTTCTGTATCATGAATTATTATTTCACTTAATTCTCGTAAATTATTAAATTTGGATAATATTTGTTTGATAAGTTGAGATTTAGCTAAATTAATTGATTTTGATTCATCCAATGATTTATATATTCCAACTTTATTTTGAATATTTAATATAATATTTTTTATATTTGGGTCAGATGATAATATATTAGAAATAGTATTTTGAATAGTATCAAAAATTGGAAAATCCTTTTTAATATCTACAATTTCGTTAATTATATTAAAAATTTCTTCTTTAATAGTAAAAAGTTTATCATTTTTTTTAACATCAACTTTTTTAGGAGGAGGAATAAAATCTATTATTTCAGTATTATTATTAATACTTTTAATTTCACCTGTTAATAAATAATGAAATGGTGTTAAACCCATATTATCTTTATAATTAGCATCAACGTCAATACTTAATAAATATTCAACTATAACATCAGATTGAATTTGACATGCTAAATGTAATGGTGTTTGATTATATTTATTTGATTTATCAGGATTAACTCCTTGATGAACTAAAAAATTAATAACACTTAATTTAGATAAATCAGACGCCTTTCTTGAATCTATAGTAATAACAACATGAATTAATGAATTACCATCTTCATCTGATATATCAAATGGAACTTGATTTATAAGAGAATATTGTAATAATTCATGGGTATCTAATTTGAAAGCTAAATTAAACATTTCAAGAGATTTTTTTGTATCAAATGCAGGTGCTAATCTATATGGCTTATCAAATCTATTTATATTCATATATTAATACATGTGATAAATTTAAAATTATTAAACTTATTAATTTTATGTAATTTTAAATTTTAAATTATTAATTATTAATTATTAATTATTAATTATTAATTATTAATTATTAATTATTAATTTATTTTAGCTTTGATAAATTATTTTGACTACAACCACATGAATTTTTAATAAAATTTTTATCATTAATAGGTACACATTTACCATTAATAGGGCATGTATTTATACTATAAATATAAGCTCTTTCTCTATTAATTATAGTATCTCCATTTTGTTGTAAAAATTGTTTATACTCTTGTGCAGAATCAATTTGATTTACATTACGAATAAATTGTTCAAAAGTACTATTTTTAACATAATTTGTAATAAATCTACCATCTTGCATGAGTGGAGGGCAATTATATTGATAATATCTGTTATCCATTATATATATATATATAATTAGATATTTTTAATTATTTTTGAGTATTTATAATATCTTCAATTAATTCATGTTTTGTTTTATTTTTAATATTTCCATTAATTATTTTAGTTAAACTAATATTATTATTTTCTGCAATAATTTTAACTTTTGGTAACTTTAATAATTCAAGTGATTTTTTATTATAAATTATTTTATTTGTTTTAGGTGATTCGTCTAATTTAGGTGATTCGTCTAATTTAGGTGATTCGTCTAATTTAGGTGATTCTTCTAATATATTCAAATTTGATAATATTGATTTATTAATAATTTCATTATTGTCATTTAAAATAGTTACTTGTTCATTATAATTAAATTTATGATCACATGAGTTGTATTCTAATAAAGAATTATGATCTTCAATGTGTTGGTCATTATCATTAGAATAAATTGCTAAATGTATAGAAGAGTCAGAATCATTTTCTAAAGAGTGTTGTTCTGTAATCTTATTTGATAAAATTTGTTTATTATTTAGGTTTGTTGGAAATAAATCAATATTTATACATTTAGATGATATAGAATATATTTCAATTGGTGGTGGTGGTGGCGGTGGTGGTGGTGGTGATGGTGGTGATGGTGATGGTGGTGATGGTGGTGATTGTGGTGGTGGTGATGGTGGTGATTGTTGTGGTGGTGATGGTGGTGATTGTTGTGGTGATTTTTTTATTAATTTTTGTTGCATTTCTTTAATAGAAGATTTATTATTTGATAATAATTTTATTTCTAATTTATCAATTTTTGAATGTAAATGTTCAACATCTCTATAAATTAAATATACAACTAAAGATAATCCAAATAAAATTATAAATTTGTAATCAAAAAATTTCATATTATTAATATTATAAATATTCTAATATTTGTATAAACTCACATTTATATTTTATATTAAACATTTTTTATAATTTTTATACGCAAATGTATTGCTATAAATTATAATTATGTTAATAATTATTTTTACTAAATTATAAAAATATAAAAATAATATAAAAATAATATAAAAAATAATATAATAATTTAGTTTTTTTCTATATATATATATATATATATAATGGAAAATTCCAAAGATAAAAAGGCTGTTACACTATCATTTATATCACCTAATGATATAAAAGTTACTAAAAATGATTTAACTCTTTTTACCACTATAGTGATTGTAACCAATCTTGTTGATAACCAATTATTTCAAACTAAATTATTTGATGAAAAATGGCAGCATAAATCAGTTGCAATTTTACTAGGTGTTGCTCTTCACGGATTATTAACTAATCAAATAAGTTCAGCTATTAATACTCAATTAAATTTACATAAATCACGTGTATCTTTAGCTGTATACGATTTAGTCAAATTTGGAACTATTTTTACATCTCAACGCGCAATTGTCAATTATATTGAAGGTAAAAAAATAGTATTTGATAAAGATTGGATGACAGAAAGTAGTGCAATTATTGCAGGTTATGGGGTGTTCAGTGTTGGAGTTGAACAAATGTTACCTAAACTAAGTAAAACAATGCAACCAGTATTAAATGATACTGTTAAAGTAACTATGGGTGCGATAGCAGGTAATTATGCATTAGATGGTGAAATTAATAAAAGACATTTAATGTCATTATCTGGATTATTATTGAGTTTCCTAATTTTCAATTTATTCACTAAAAAATTAGTTGAAACACCTGAACCATGCAAACCAATCGAACATGAAAATGTTGAACATGATAAAGAAAAAAAATAAAATTATTTTGCTTTAAATCATTTATTTAATATAATAAATATTTAATTTATTATATTAATTTAAAACAAAAGTAATATACATTAATATAAATGACCGGAGGAATTCTTCAAATGGCAATATCTGGTAAACAAGATATTTATTTAACAATTGATCCACAAATAACATTTTTTAAAAAAGTATATAGAAGACATACTAATTTTTCAACTGAATTAATAGAGGTTTTGTCAGAACAAAATCCTAGTTTTAATAATGAAATTACATTTATTTTAAATCAAGGTGATGCAATACATAGATGTTATTTTGAAATAACATTACCATCATATAGTTTTTCAGATCAATATATAACTAATTCTAAATATGTAAATAATAAGGATTTAAATATTGCAAATTTAAACAATAATTATAACATATTAAATAGTAAATATAATTCATTAAAAGGGTTTGTTGATGTTGAGCTTGGTTTATATAGATTATTATATAATTTATTACAAACTGAAAATATTACTTTATCTATTTTAAAAGAACAGGTTAATGTATTTAATTATAAAAATAAAATAACAAAAGATATGTACAAAAATAAAATTGACGAATCTATTTTTTATGAAATAAATATTTCAGGATATATATCAAATTTAGATAAAATAATTACAAATGATATTAATTTTACAAATAATTTTATATCTAAATCTCAAATATTATTAGATATTAATAATTGTTATAATAAAATGTTATTTTATTTAAATTACTATAGTAATAGTATGAATAGCATACAAACAGAAATTAATTCAAAAACACAAATAAATCAAATTAATTTTAATTTTGCTGAATATTTAGGACATAATTTTTTTGAATATGTAAAATTAGATATAGGTGGTCAAGAATTTGATAGATATACAAAAGATATATTACATATTCAGCAAATGCATAATATTTTACCAGATCATATGGATAATTATTTAAATATGATTGGTCATACATCTGAATTAACAGACTATAATAATAATATAAAAGGAAATAGAAAAATATTAGTTCCATTAATATTTTGGTTTAATAAAAATGCAGGAGCTAGTTTACCTTTAGTTGCAATGCAATATTCATCAATTGTAATAAATGCAAAAATTAGTGATGTTACAAAAATAATATGTTTTGAAAATTATAATAGTAATTATAATGATATTATAAATATTACCATACCAAATAATGGCATATTTAAATTAAATACAAACTTAATATATGATTCATATACTATTAATGAGAGTAGCAAATCAATAAGTTATAAATGTTCAGTAATTAATTATGAATTATTAAAATTAAAGTTTCAAGAATTAAAAGATGTTGATATTATATTAATTTTAAAAACAAATGGTTCCTTAAATGAACAAATTACAACAGGGACAGATGATATTAATAAAGTTATTAATAAAGATCAGTGGATACATTTTTTAATGGATCTTACTAATCCGATATATAGTTTATTTATAGATAAAATTGCATCATATTATCCATATATTAATTACAATTTATATAGTAGTAGTATAGACCCCCCTAATGTAAAATTAATATGTGAAACTGTTTTTATGGATGATATTGAAAGATCAAAATTTGCAAGTTCAAAGCTAGAATATGTAATAGAACGTTTTGATACTGATATATATACAATTAAAAATAAAAATTTTTTTGATTGTGAAATATCTTTTAATAATCCATGTAAAGATTTATTATGGTATATTCAACCAAATTTATTTATAGATGGTTTATCGGAATTTAGTCAAAATACAAGTTTAAATTTTAATTCAATAAATAATAATATAAATATTATTTCAAAACAAAATTTTCAATTAAATCAATTAGATTTATTATTATCAATGGTTGATGATAATTATTATACATATTTATTATCTTATAAATTTTTAAATAATATATTACCAAATGGAATTTATTATCATTCATTTTGTTTATACCCAGAAGAAACACAACCTTCAGGAACAGCAAATTTAAGAAGTATTAAAGGAAAACAATATAGTATAACATTAAATGATGAATGGTTATTACAATATTATAAACAATTACAAACATTATTTACTACACAAACAATTATTGATAATAAATATGCATTAACTTTAAAAATTATAGGAAAAGTATATGATATGTTTATTGTTTCTAATGGTCGTGCCAATTTATTATTTAATTAAAATATCAAGTTTTACTTAATAATTTAATATCTTCATATTCTGTTTCAGAATCTATATTTACAGAATTAATTTTAATTAATGAAGGATTAATTAAATTATTTAATTGTATACAAATTGAATTATAGGAATTAAATATTTTTATTGTTTGATTTAATAATTCAGAAAATTTTTCATATATACTAATAATATATTTTAATATATATTCATTTGATAAATTATAAAAATCAGATAGTAATATAAGTGGTATATCTAATGATATAAAAATGTCTTTATTAAAAATATCAAGTATATAAATTAATCTATTAATAATATCCTCCATTATTTCTTTTTTACAATAATTATTATCTTTAAATATATGTGCTAATTTATAATGATATGGCGTACCTCCACGCGAACAATCATAAATACTTTTAAATTTATTTTTAATATTTAATAAATATTCTATTTGTTCATGTATAGATAACATCCAAAAATCATTATTATTATAAAGCACTTGCCATTTTTTAATTACTAATACTAATGACAATTTTTTTGCAATTAATTTATAAAAATTATTTAATACATTTAATGATATTGAATTAATATCTAATTCATCAATAAATATTTTTTTAATATTATATTCTAATAAAATATTTGTATGATATTTTATAAATAATTTTAAAACAATACTTAAATTATAATCACCTAATTTATTTTTATATGAAATTAAATTAAATAAAAAAATTATTGGATTTTTAATATTTTCAATATTATTAATTATTTGGGAATTATCAATATTATTTTCATTTTCATTATCATTTTCATTTTCATTTTCATTTTCATTAGAGTTTTCAATATTATTAATTATTTGGGAATTATCAATATTATTTTCATTTAATATATTCATTATAAATAAATAAGTAAAATATATTTTAAATAAACGATTTTTTATAAATAATTTATTAGATTAAAAAAAGTGAAATATACGGTTTAAACACTAATAATATTATATAACTATAAAATGGGTGTACCTGGATTTTTCTTATGGTTAATGAAGAATTATAAAAACGAGGGTTTTGTTTTTAATAAAAAAAACATATCTAATTTAGATTTATTAAATGAAATAAATAATATAGATTATTTATTAATTGATGCAAATTGTTTAATACATCCTGTATGTTTTAAAGTAATTGCAGAAAATCAAGATATTACAGATAATGATAAATTAGAAAATAAAATGTTTATTGCTGTATTAGAATATTTAGATAAAATTATTTCTTTTGTTGAGCCAAAAAAAGGAATTTATTTGGCTATTGATGGTGTAGCACCTGTAGCTAAAATTAAACAACAACGTAGTAGAAGATTTAAGTCTGTTGCTGATAAAATAATGTGGGATAATATTAAAAAAAAACATAATAAACCATTAACTCATCATTGGAATAATAACGCTATTACACCAGGTACTGAATTTATGGTAAAATTAGATAATAAAATTATTGAATGGGCATATAAAATAAATAAAAATATAATTTATTCTTCATGTTTTACACCAGCAGAAGGCGAACATAAGTTATTACAATTTATAAGAACAAATCAACGTGAGAATAAAGATTTTTCATATGTTGTATATGGTCTTGATGCAGATTTAATTTTCTTATCACTTGCAACTGAGTCAAATAAAATATTTCTATTAAGAGAAGCTAATGAAATTAATAGAAATGAATCAAAAGAAGTTTTAAATTATGTAAGTATTCGTATTATGAAAAAATCTATAGTCTCTACTATTAAATATTATTTAGAAAAATCAATTAATTTTGTAAATATATTTATAAATGATACACAAATTATAAATGATTTTATTTTTATGTGTTATTTTTTAGGAAATGATTTTTTACCACATATTCCATCATTAGATATACATAAATCGGGTATTGAAAGTTTAATAATAACATATACAGAAACTATAAATGAATTAATAAATGGAAGTGATTCTATTCAATATTTATTAAATGCAAATAATATAAATACAAATTTTTTAGAATTATTTATTAATAAATTATCAAAATTAGAAGAAAATATATTACGTAATCATTATGCAAAAGGTAGGCGCCGTATGATATGTCATGGTGATGATTATGAAAAAGAAGTATTTAAAATAGAAAATTTACAATTTAAAATATATGATCCAATCCAATTAGGTTCTGATACACCAGAAGAATGGCGATTACGATATTATAAACATTATTGGAATATATCAGAAAATAATATTGAGGAATTTAGCGCAAATTTAGTAAAAAATTACTTGATAGGTCTTAAATGGATAACAATATATTATTTTGACAAATGTCCATCATGGAATTGGTATTATCCATTTGATTATCCACCATTTATAACAGATATAGCTAAATATTTACCAAAAATAAATTTAAATGATATTAATTTTATTAAAGGGAAACCATTAAAACCATTTATGCAGTTATTATCTGTATTTCCTCCTCAATCAAATATTTTAATTCCTTATAATTTTAGAAAATTAATGTTAAATAGTAAATCATCTTTAGCATGTATGTATCCATCATACTTTGAGCAAGATTTTATTAATAAAACAAAACATTGGATGGCAATACCTAAGTTACCACCACTTAATATTGAATTAGTAAAACATATATATAATAAATATCAAGATGAATTAAACTCAGAAGAAAAAGAAAGAAATATTATTAAAAAACCTTTAGTTATAAATATTTCTGGATTATCATAATTTTTTTAATAAAACGATTTAAAAATTCATATTGTATTTAAATTAAAAATATAATATAAATTAATCAATGGATAAAAAAATAGAAAAACTAGATAAAAAAGATTTTAATTTTATTTCTGATAGAGTTGAAAATATTCAAAGTATGATTGGAAGAAATAACATTGAATCAATTATTGATTTTAATTCAACTGATTCAGTTGAATATTCAACTAATACATGTGATATTAGAGAATTATTACCTAAAAAATATATAGATTTTGGTAAAGCAATTGCTGAACTAGGTGGTAAATTATTATATATAAAAAGTGGTTCAACAGGTCATACATTTAAAGGTGTTCATCCACCTCCTAATAATGAAAATAAAAAAGCATACGCAGTTAAAATTGTTGCTTATCCAAAAAAAGAAAATTATGGAGATATGTATAATATTAAAAGACCAGAAAATACTGAACTATTAATGATACGGTTGTTATCTTATTTAGTAATTAATAAATATACACCGCATATTGTTTTACCAATTACAACATTTAATACAAGTATAAAACCATTTTTAAATTTAACAAAAACAAATATTGTAAATAATAAAAAATTTGAACAATTTGTTGAAAAATATGAAAAAGGAGACTATTATCAAAATGTTTCTATATTAGTTAGTGAATGGGCAAATGGTGGGGATTTATTAGATTATTTGCGTAAAAATTATAAAACAATGAAAACAAAACATTGGAGAACAATATTTTTCCAAATTTTATCAGTATTATCAATAATTCATGCAAAATACCCATCATTTAGACATAATGATATGAAAGCAAATAATATTTTAATTCATAATATTGATATTGATGACACAAATAAAAAGTATTTATATAAAATTAATCAACAACAATATATAGTACCAAATATTGGTTTTCAAATAAAATTATGGGATTTTGATTTTGCATGTATACCAAATATTGTAGATAATTCAAAAGTTGAAGCAGAATGGACTAATAAAATAAATATAAAACCAGAACAAAATAGATATTATGATATACATTATTTTTTTAATACTTTAACAAGAAAAGGATTTTTTCCAGAATTTAATACAGCTTCAGAAATTCCTGGAAATGTTAAAGAATTTGTAAATAGAGTAGTACCATCAAAATATGAATCTGGAAAATATGTATCTGATCGTGGTAGAATACTTGTAAATGATGAATATTTAACACCTGATGAAATTCTTAAAAATGATAAATTTTTTAAAATTATGAGAAAATAATAATTTAACAAGCAGAAAATTCAATATTACTTGGTATTAAACTATTTTCTGTATCAGTTTGAATATTATCTTTATTATGAATTAATGGTTTTATAAATAATTCATTGTCATTTTCTATATTAACAAAATGTTCTGTAAATGATTCAACCATTTTATTAGATAATTCAATATTTTGTTGTATTGCTTGATTTTCAATTTTATTATTTATATATTGTTGTGGATTAGTTTCTAAATTTTCATTTTTAGTAGGAATTAATTTATAAGCAGACCTCCATATTTTTTCTTTATTTTTTCCATCTGGATATGTTCTATTAATTAATTTTATGGTTTGTATTGTTAAAAATCCAGTTTTGTTTTTTTCATAGATAAATTTATCATCATGCATAAAACTTTCTATATAAATTATTACTGTTCCAATTGGTTTATTTTTATATGCAATATTTGCTTTAATTTCAAATGGTTCAATAGTTTTTCCTCTATAATTTTTATAATAATATAATTCTGATAAGAATATTATATCATTAAAACTATAATCACTATAATTAAATAATTTATTTAATCCATCATATATTTCTTTTTTAAATTCATTAGATACTTTAATTCTATTACTATCATTTGGTGTTAATTCATAAATATTAACATTAACAGTAACTAAATTATTTAAAACTTTATATAAACCATATGTTTCATCATCTAATATATCATTATCATTATGATTATTATATGAAAAATCTTTTTGTGATTGATATGGTATATCTGGTACATTTAAAGTAATTTGTTTTTTTAAATTTTGTGAGAAACAATTATTATTATTTTGATTATATGATAATCCAACAAATTTTTCAACATTATTTTTACATGTATTAAATGTTTTTTCAACATTATTTCTACATATATTAAATGTATTTTTAATATTTTTACTTAGTTGTCCGTTAGATAAATGATTGATTAAAAAAATCAGTATAATTAATATTAGTATTTTGTTTATTAAAATCATATAACTTTTATATTTTAAATACTTAGATATTATTTTTTATAAACTTATTTTTATAAATTAACGAAAATAATTAATCATAATTATCTCCATTAAGTACTTCTGCAGCATCATCAATATCATCATTTTTATCATAATCATCAATATCCAATGAATTTAGTTCTTCATTTGTAGAATATAATTCTTCTTTTTTATTAGGATCATCTATTTCTTGTTGACTTAATAATTCTTGATAATGACCAACTATTTTTAAAGTTTCATCAATATATGGATTATCATTTAATAATAAATAATCAAATTGTCTAATATTATAATTACTATATGGTTTATAATATATATTGAATAAATATTTAATAGTTTTAATTAATAAATGAGCTAATTCTGATTCAATAACTGGTTGTTTATTATAATCAAGTAATCTATTAAAATTAAATATTAAATAAAATATTAATTTACAATCTGAATTTGATAATCCATTTAAAATATTAACATCTAAATAATTTTTATTTAATTCAATATTAATATTGTCTGGTATGTTATAACTTACAGGTAAATTATTAATTATATATTTACTATGTTTAAAAATATTATTATGATTTGTTTCATCTTTAATATTAAATTGTTTAAGTTTTTTAGTAAATTCACTAACAATTTCTTTTTCATCTTTATTATACATTGATGTTATAACACCGCTATTTCTAATATTAAATATTATTGATTGTGTTCTTATTAATATTTGTTTTAAATTATTTATTCTATTTCTTATTATTGTTAAAATAACTTCTTTTGTATTTTCTCCTAAAATGATAGGAGATTGATATTGATAATTTTTATTAATATAATAAATATTATATTGTTGATTCTCATAACCTAAAAACATAATACAATCTTTAATAGATAATTCAATTTGTAATGATGCATTATTTCTACTTTTTTTAATATTTTTATTATCTTCTGAATATCCAATATATTGTAATGTAATAGAATCATAATATACATATACATTATTTGCTTTATCTTTATAATATATAACATCAATACCAAAAGATGGATGTTTTAGTGCTATTAAAATTTTATCTTCAGATGATAAAATATGATAATTTTCTTTAAGTTCATTTCCTAAATAATCATGATCAATAATATACGACGTTTCTTTTAAATAAATAACTTTATCATTAACTTTAATTTTATTACCTAAAATTTTACTTAATCTATCAACAAAATCTTCAGCATAATTTTCTAATTTACCATCTGTTAATTTTTGATATCTGTTTAATAATTTATTAAGTATTTTTTTAGTTGTATATTGTGTATTTTTAACAGTTTCATTATAATTTTTCATACTATTAATGTGTAATAATACTTGTTCATTAGTTTTAATATCTATATTTTTTTCTAATTGTTTTAATTCTTTGTCAGAAGGTTCAAATATATTTATATTTTTATTACATTTTAAACATATCCCTGTTTTATCAATATCATGATTATCACCGCTTATACAATATTTTAAAGATAATTTTTTTAAATTAATAATTTTAAGTTTATCTAAATATTCAGATTGATTTTGTTCTGTTGTTGTATTTTTATTTATTACTTTTATTAAATCATTATATGATTTATTACATATATTACAAATTAAGTCATTATTTTTAAATAACCAATTATGAAATTTACCATTTGAACAATTTGTTAAAATATCAATAGAATTTTTATCGGGTAATATTGGAGTTTTATCAAGTTTTTTAACATGTAAATCACATATAGTTTTTAAACTTTCAGAATTATTAAATTCAATATCTAAATTAACTAGATTTATTTTTTTAGTTAAAAATGTTATTTTTTTGGTTGTTTCATCAAATTTAATATTTTTCATTGAAATTGCATCTATTCTTTTTAATAATTGTGGATCATTAAATGTGTTATTTAATTTTACATTAATTCTAGTATTAATAATTTCATACAAGAAATTTTTATTTGGTTCCAAGTTTGCTTCAACAAGTGAATTAATTAAATCAATAACAGTATGAATTACAGATTTTTGAAGATTAATTATATATTGAGATTTTTCTTTAACATTTATTTCACTATCATTATATAGCCATAATCTATTAGAAACCATCATACCAGACAAATAATATAAAATATATGAAAATAGTGGTAATTTATTTAATGAGATTTTTTCTTTTTGATTAATTCTTAAAAATAAATCAGCAAATAAATTTTGTCCAATTTTTCCAAATAAAAAGTAATTATATCGTTTATCTTCTCTTAAACTAATAATTTGTCCAGAATTCATTTCTATTAACATTACACAAATTAAATAAGCCATAATATTATTATATTTAATTATTTTGTAATAATCTGTATCCATTGAACTAGTTAAAAAAATATCATCTTTAAGTTCAAAAAAGAATAAGTTTGTATATTCTTTATTAATTCCATATTTTTGAGACGATTGTTCAATTCTATTTTTTGGTTGTAATCTTAACCATTCAGTATGAATTAAAATTAAGTCAATAATATCTTTAATTACCATTTTACGTTTTAATTTTGTAACAGGTGTATTACCTAAATATGCTAATAAATCTATTGAATAAGCAAATTTCTCAATATTCTTTTCTATATTCCGTATTGTTCTCATATATTTAGTATATTTAGGTATTTCTTCTAATTTTTGATTTACTGCCATTGATGTTGTTAAAAATGTATCTGAATCAGCATAATATGTACCTTCAAAAACATATTTTTGAATCTGAACAACTTCATTACAAGACTTACAAATATAATCACCTCTTTCATTTAATTTAACATATTGTTTAACAAAATCAAAAACAAGTTGATTAAAATCATCTGATTTTTTGGACATTTTATTAATATTACGCCATTTTACATAATGTAGGCAAATTGGTAAATTTTTGTTTAACATTTCTAGTGTTATATCTATTTGTTTTTCACCTAAAATTATTGTATTTGAAATATGTTTTTTAATAACTAATGATGGTAATATAATTAATTTATCTCTTTTTCCAGGTATCATTGAATCAACATCATCGTCAATAATTTCATATTCTGGAATTTTTTCAATAATAACTTTTTCAATTAATTCATTTTTAGCTAATGGATTTAAATCTAAATCATAATATTTTTTTTTATAACCAGACATTATATTATTAAATCCCAAAATTGTTAATTCATCTACTTTATCTATATAATTATTTAATTTATTTGTAACAATTTTAATATATTTTCTATATAATTCTTCAATCATAATTTTAATATTTTTGGTTGAGTCATTTGAACTATAATTTACATATGATTCTAAAACAGGTTTATCCGTAGAATTATCAAATAACCAATAATATAATTTTTTATTTTGGGTATCAAATGTTTTTTCCATTGTTTTTACAAATGATGTATAACCATTAGTATTATTTACTTTTTTACATACATTAATCATATCGGCAGTATTAAAACAATCTAATGATAACCTAGAAGGATTCCAAGCAATACCAATAACAACCATATCAATATTATCATGTCCAATTCTTAATTCTATTGGATATTTTCCTTTTTGTTTTAAACTTGTTTGTCGTATACCTTGAATAGTTTTAGGTATGCGTATTTTAATACCATCTTTGGATAAATTTTTAAAATTTACATATGAATATTTTCTTATATTTTCTAGGTCAATAAGTAAATCAAAATCAGTAGCATTTTCAGACATTTGTAATTTTTGAATAATTTTAATTTCTTCATCATCATTATAAAGTACAGCCATTTTTGGGTCAAGAGGTTTAAAAAATAATTTTTCTGTATCTAATTTTATTTTTGGATTTTTATCTAATAAAGGTGAATAATAATTTTTTACATTATTCATTTTACTAATAATATATTTTATTTTTGTTGCATCTCTGTCTTTTATATTTGTTGTTTCTATAAGATTTTCAGGATCATATTTTTCAGTATCTTTATGATACCGTAAAAAATCTTCTGTTATAGGTATAATTATTTTATTAGCAAATAAATAATTAATAAAATCTTGATTTTCCTTAATTACAAATTCTTTTGTATCACGGAAATCTTCTAAATAGTTATAAATTTCTTCAGCTAATCCTGATTTTAATTGTTCTATATTTAAAAATTTTTGAATAATATTAAAATCAACAATTTTTTTATTATTTGAAACAACTATTTCAATATATTTATATTCTGCATTATTTTTTTCTTGTTGATTTAACATATTTATAATTTCATTTTTTTCTTCTTTTAAATAAATCTGTTTAAAAATTAATGCTTTCATAATATTATGAAAATTATCTTTTATTAAGAAATAATCAACTATATAATCTTCTCCTAAATCATTAAATAATTTTATTGTTGATTCATATTTTAATGGATTATTAGTTAATACTATTTTAATTTGATCAATTGTTTTAAAACTTAATAGTGATATAAAATTTTTAATATCATTATAAAAAATAATTAGTTTTGCATTATTTTCACTATTAAAAAAATTAGGAATTTGAAATATTGAATCCTTTTGATATTTCCCAGCTTCAATAATATTTGTAACATAAAGATCACGTCCACCTTTATAATAATAACCAATACCAAGATATATATAAAATGCACAATATCTTTTAATAATATTTAATACAGAATCATAATATGATTCATTTTTTATAATATCTAATATATCTTTTTTTGGAATTAATTTTATAAATTGTTTAATATATTCTAAAATTTCATTTTGAAATATCACAAAATTTGTATCTACTGATAATTTTTGAAATGCATTATTATTTATTAAATAATCATTTAATTTATTTAAAATTCCATCAAATAAATCATCTACTTGATTAACATACATTATTATATTACTATAGTCTGGATAAAATAATATAAAAAAAACAAAATTTTTATAAATATTATATTAATTTCTAAATTAATATATATATATATTACAATGTCTAATGTATTTCTAAAAAATGAGTCTAATGAGTTTAATGATATGTTTGATAACATTACAGAATCAAATGTTTCATTACCTAGGTGGGTTAATATTGTTGATGTAGCTAATAAAACTAATAAAACTATCGATATTGATAAAACAAAATATTCAGCAAAGCAATCAGGAGGAATATTTTCTGATACATCCACTGCTAATTTATATAATAAATCTGGACAAAATTATTCTGCAACTTCATCTGTTAATCTAATAGATGGAATATTTTCTGATACATCCGCTAATTTACAAAATAAAAATGTATCTACTAAAAAGTTAAATAATATATCTGGAGGTGGACGTTCTGTACCATCAGTTAATTCTAATTCTGTACATGATGTAAATAAACTTTTATCTATGTTAACATCTGAATCAAGTACTAACTTTAATGGGATGTCTGAAACATCAACAGCAACTTTAGAAAATCAATTACGTGATATTCTTAAACAAGAAGGTGGTTGTAATAACACACAAAAAGGAGGTAGTGATTTTACAATAAATGATATTAAAAAATTTTTTAATAATAAAGGGTTAGGTAATTCAAAGCATTTAAATGAATTAATTAAAGAATTAAAACAAGTTCAAACAGGAGGAACAATTGATAATCAAAATACTACAACTGACATAGGACCAGAACCAGAACAAGAACCAGAACCAGAACCAGAACCAGAACCAGAACCAGAACCAGAACCAGAACCAGAACCAAAACAATATGGTGGAACTAATAAAAAATCTAAAGTAGATGTAAGCGGTGGTGCAAATCCTGGATTTCAAGCTTTTTTAGATCTTAAAAAACACATAGCTGAAAAATTAAAAATTTCTAATGGTCCTGGAGCTGCTAAAGTAGCAAGTAAAGTTCAAAATGATATGAAAGAAAAAATGCCAGACGCTGATGCTGTTAAACTTGGAGCTGAAGGTATTAAACATTTTGATAAGAATGTTGAACATTATAAACAGTTTATACCACCAGCTAAAGTAAAATCTAATAAAAAATAAATTATTTTAAAATTTTAATTCCACCACCTTTATTTAAATCACCATCATATAAAATTTCCAAAACTTGAGCTTTACGTATATCACTCCGTTGCGGTAATTGTGTATCAAATTTATCAAATGCTTTTGATGCACCAAAATCAGTTAACCAAATTTTACCATCACATACACTACTTATTCCATGGTCCATTAAAGGTGTATGACCAACATATATGTTTCCAACCCCATATATTTCTTTTAAAGGATTAAGTAATTGAGAACATTTAAGTGCAGCATCATCAAGATTTATATATTTATTTAAATTTGAATATTGTTGCATACCAAAATTTCCAAAAACACGATTCCACAATGGTGAAATATCAGATGATTTAAATACTTCATCATATGATTCAGGTGATTCTAATTTATTCCATAAATATAAACTCATTAATTGATTTAAATTTGAAACACTGTATTTTTTAGCAATTTCAGGTAATACTCCTGCATGAACAAATAAATTTGAACCTATTATAATTGCCATATGTCTTGTACAAGCTAAAAATTCACTAATTGGATTACCTGGTTTAAATGCCCATTTTCTTAATTCCGTGTTATCTTTTAATTTATCATTTGACAAAATTGTATGTTTATAAATTAAATTAATAGAAGTTTGCTCTTTTAATATACTATTTGAAAATTTTTTATTTTCAGATGATACAGAAATAGAGCTTTCATCTTTTAAATTACTATAGTCGCTTTTTAAATTACTATAGTCGCTATCTGTATTATATGGATTTTTATAATTATGAAAATCTGTTATACCTTTATATGAAACATATCTAAAATCACCATTAACATTCATTAATTCATGATTTCCAATTAATGAATAAACAGCACCACCTGCACTTCTAGCTAATTTATGTAATTCTGTAAAATATTGTAAAATTTTCCAATCACTATCTTCATCTGGATTTGTAACTCCTGGTGTATTACAATATGAATTAATAGTAGGTCTACATCTATCTATTTGGTCACCTACTTGAACCACAACTGTATCATCGCCAATCCAATTCCCATCATCATCAATAACTTTACCAACTTTTAGTAATTGTTGTGCCATTTCCCAATCTCCGTGAATATCACCAATAACAATTATTCTACGTACTGCGGGTAATGAACTCGGTAAATATCCAATATTATATTTACTACATTGGTCTTTCCATTTTTCTTTAAAATTATAAGTTTTTTCTATATAATTTTCAAATTCTTCATGATTATTAATTGACATTAATATTAAATAGAAATAAATATAAAAAAATAATTATTTTAACAATTATTTTTTTATAAAAAATTAAAATGATGCATATACATCATCAAAATTATTAAACTCTAAAAAAGAATTACAATTAGTTAATTGTTTATTATCTTCTTTAACTATAGGTATTTCAAGATTATAAACTTGTTTATAATCTTTAACTATTGGTATTTCAATACTATTAATTTCTGCATGTTCTGATGCTGTAAAACCAACAGGTATACTTGTTTCTTGTTGAATTAAATCTAGCACTTTTGATTCTTCAGAAATAGCTGCTCTAGTATAAGTTTCAGCTTCTGTTATTGCACCGCGTTTTCTTAATTCTTCTGCTGTATTATTATAATTTTCAGACTTAATAATAGATACAACTTTTGATTCTTGTTCAGTTGCTTCTTTAAACATATTTTCTGCTGTTTTACTATCGCCTTGTTTCTTTGCTTCTTCTGCATTAGCAAATAACATTTCTGATTTAATAATTGCTTCAACTTTAATTTTTTGTTTAATAATTTCTGCTAAATTAGATTCTGCAGTTGCAGTATCACCTTCTGCAGTTGCTTTGTTAGCAGCTATAGTAAGGGTATCAATTTTAGAAAGAGCATTAACTTTAAGTTCTTGTTTAGCAGCATCAATTAAATTAGATTCAGCTGTTATATCATCACCACGATTTTTAGCTTCTTCAGCAGCTACAATAAATGCATCAGCTTTAACAAGTGCTTCTACTTTAATTTCTTGTTTAGCAGCTTCTTTAGCATAGTATTCAGATTCACTATATGCCCCGCGATTCTTAGCTTCTTCAGCTGCTACATTAAATGCATCAGCTTTAACAAGTGCTTCTACTTTAATTTCTTGTTTAGCAGCTTCTTTAGCACAATGTTCAGCTTCTACATGATCTCCTCTTTTATTAGCTTCTTCAGCCGCTACACTAAATGCTTCTGCTTTAACTAGTGATTCAACTTTAACTTCTTGTTTTACAGCTTCTTTAGCATAATGTTCGGCTTCTGCATGATCTCCTCTTTTTTTAGCTTCTTCAGCAGCTACACTAAATGCTTCTGCTTTAACAAGTGCTTCTACTTTAACTTCTTGTTTGGCAACTTCTTTAGCATAGTATTCAGATTCACTATGCGCACCACGATTTTTAGCTTCTTGCATGGCTTTATCAAGTGCTTCTGCTTTAAGAATTGCTTCTAATTTAACTTCTTGTTTAATAGCTTCTTTAACATAGTGTTCAGATTCACTATGTGCACCTTGATTTTTAGATTTTTCTGCAGCTTCAATAAGTGCATCGACTTTATTAAGTGTTTCAACTTTAACTTCTTGTTTAACAGCTTCTTTAGCATAGTGTTTGGCAAGATTGTGATTTCCTTGAGATGTAGCATCATTTGAATAATTATAATATTCACTAGCTTTTTTATTACATGAATCAATAAAATCGGTTCTTGATATATTTAAAATATTACTATTATATTTTGTTTTATCATTGGCATTTGTAGTATTTATTAATAATACAACAACTAATAATATACATCCTAATTTAAATAAATTATTATTAAATAAATTAACAATAGAGTTAGAATAATTAAATCTAGTAGCAAATACATATAATATCAATAATACGATGAGAACTAATCCTATAATATTGTTTTGTTTTTGGTTATCGGAATCCATTATAATATAACCTATAAAAAAATCTTAATCTTTTTATAAAATTGAAAATTTAAAGCTAAATTTAAATATTTTATAATAATAATGACTAAAACTATATTATGTAAAGAAGGCTACCTAATTCCAAAAATTGACAAATATATCACAGATATTGAAACAGCTAAAAAAGATCTTACAGTTAAACCTTATATTCCATATTCATTTGGAAAAAAAGATGAAACTACGTATTTTAAAATTTATCAAGAAAATGATGAGTATTTATCGGTTCCAAAATTTTATGGATTAAAAAAAATTGGAAAACCAGACTTGGAAAAAGAATTAAAAGGGAAAGAAATTCAAATTAATTTTAAGGGAGAATTAAGACCTTTACAAAAAATTATTGTTGATAAAATTTTATCATATATTAAAATAAATAATGGTGGTGTTATATGTTTACCATGTGCAGCTGGTAAAACAGTACTTGCTCTATTTTTAGCAGCATTTTTAAAAGTAAAAGTACTTGTAATAGTACATAAAACATTTTTATTAAATCAATGGAAAGAACGAGCACTTGAATTTACTGATGCCTCAATTGGAATTATTCAAAGAAATAAAATAGAAATTGATGATAAAGATATAGTAATTGGAATGTTGCAATCAATAGCAAAAGATAAATATGATCCTATTATTTTTAAAGATTTTGGATTAGTTATATTTGATGAAGCGCATCATGCACCGTCTGAATATTTTTCTAAAGCTTTACCAATAATTGCAGCAAAGATAACAATTGGGTTAAGTGCAACTCCAAAAAGAGCAGATAAATTAGAAAAAATTTTATATTGGTATTTTGGTGATATAATGTACAAATCTGAAGTTGAAGAAAATAATAGAGTTTTAGTTAATATTGTTAATTATGATATTGAACATGAAAAATTTAAAGAATTTTTTATGTATACTGGAGATTTAAATAGACCAAAAACTATTAATAAAATAACAACTATTGGCAGAAGAAATAAATTTATTATTAATATGGTTGAACAAGTATTAGAAGAAGAAGGAAGAAGAATTTTAATATTATCTGATAGACTTGAACATTTAAAAGTATTAAAAATAAGATTAGATGAACGCGAAATTGCAACTTCTGATTTTTATATCGGTGGTAAAAAACAAAAATTATTAGATATTGCTAAAAATGCTCAAGTAATTTTTGCATCATATGGTATGGCATCAGAAGGTCTTGATATACCAGAACTTAATACATTATTTATGGTAACACCACGTAAAGAAGTTGAACAATCTGTTGGACGAGTTATTAGAAAAATTAATCTAAATATACGTCCAATAATTTATGATATAACAGATCAATTAAATAGTTTTATTAACCAAGGTGCATATAGACGAAAATTATATAAAAAAATGGGATTTGAAATTAATAATATTCAAGTTAAAAATAATAAAATAATTTCTGAAACAATTGATAACCAAATTGAATATGATGCCAGTTTAATTAAAAAAGTAAATGAAGATTGTGAATTTATTGATTAAGTTAGATTTGAACGGTTTGGATAATATTAACTTTATCCAAACATAATAATTATTTATTAATAAATTTTTTAATTTTATTAACATAATTAATATTATACACTCCTTTACCTTTTTCATATTCTGAAATAATATTATGGGGAATACACAATTGATTTGCAAGTTGTTTTTGCGTTAACTGCTTTTCTAGCCGGGTTGATGCAATTTGTTTTCCAAAATCACGTGTAACCATAATCGGTTTAATTTCTGGTTCTGCATCTGGTTCTTTTGGATCATATAATTTTTCACATTTTACGGTTGTTAAATTATTATTAATATTTTGTTTAGCAACTTTTGCCTTGACAATAGTAGGTGCATTTGGATTTTTTTTACCAAGATTAACTGTTTCCCAATTTTGATGATTCATTAAATATATTATTCTTTTATTTAAAATACAATAAAAATCAATTTTTTATAATTAAATTAAAAAGTTAAACTTTCTAAAGCATTATCAATATCATTAAACCCATCTTTAATAAGATTTGAAATACTATTTCCAGACCATAATTTATTTCGTCTAAAAATATTATTTGAGTTTAAAAAATTAGCAATATCAATAAATGTCATATTTCCATATTCTATTTTATCAATAATTTCATTTTCATTATTTGTATCAAATATTTCATGAGTTTCATTTGTTAATGTAAATAATATTTCATTAATTGATTTTATATCAGACCCCCAGTACAATTTATTAATACATGTAATAATTAATTGTTCAATATAATTTTTTTTAACTATTTTATTAATTTTATTATTAACAAATTTTCTTTCATACTGTAAACCATATTTTGGTGTTGATGATAGATATGTATTATTACGTTTTCTATGTTCAATACTTTTTTTAATACGATTGCTTAATGTTTTAATTTCAAGTTCCCCAGTATATACTGATGATAAAATTATTTTAATATCATTTGTATTATTAGTAATTAAATTATCAGATACAAAATGAATTATAATATTTTTTTGTTTGCATAATGTTAACAATTGTGTAAAATCAGTTAAATTTCTTGATATACGGGTTGGTTCGCATATAATTAAATGTATGTTAGAATTGTTATCAATAATATCAAGTAATTTTTTTTGATTAGTAATAATTTTTGCAGAACAAACTTCATTCACACAATATACAATATTATATTTATTTTGAATACAATATAATTTACTAATTTCTTCTTGTAAATCAAGACTAGACCCAAACGATTGATTTTTTGTACTAACACGACTATAAATTACAGCATTACCCTTATATTTTTTAGAATTATTACATTTATTTGTTAGATCAATTTTACCCATTATATTAATTTAATAATATTGAATAATATCATTAAATAAATATAAATCAATTTTTTTTTTTATTTTTACATGCATTCTTATTTGGAACTGATTTATATATCCATTGTACAAAACAAATTGGACATGTTTTATTAGTTTTAACCCATGGATCAATACATTCATAATGAAATGAATGACCACAAGAACCTTCAACAACTTCAGAGTCAATACCTTTATCTTGATAATAAAGACTATTTGTATTTAAACTTTCACGACAAATAGTACAGTCTGTATTTGATGGCAAATTATACCCCCAACTACTAAGAATATTAATATTATTTATAATAAATTTGTTAGACATTAATTATTAATATTTATTATTTTAAATTAATTAATATCAATTTTTATTAGTTGACCTATAAATCACCATCACTGCTATTTAGTGATGATGTATTTGTGAATGATAAATCAGAATTTGATGTTACACTTGATGAAAATAGATCAGATTCATCAAAAAAAAATTTATTATAAGAATTAGATTTTAATTTTTTTTCTTTTTTTTTTAAACCTCCTCCTATTTTACTGTTATTTATATCATCATTTTCATGTTTATCTTCATGACCACCTTCACGACCATCTTCATGACCATCTTCATGACCACCTTCACGACCACCTTCACGACCACTTTCATCTTCATGACCATCTTCATGACCATCTTCATGACCACCTTCACGACCACTTTCATCTTCATGACCACCTTCACGACCTCCAATATGTTCATAACTTGCATTATTAACACTCAAAGAATTAGATAATAAATTAGTTAATTGATTAACTTTATAATTTCCACTCCATATATCATTTAATTTGGGTGTTTCTGTTAAATTATTTATACTTTTAAATGACTCTACTTGATTTTTTATTTTAGATAAATTACCACCAGTTTGAGATTTATTATGTGTTGTAATACCTAATATATTTGCGACTGTTGGAGTATCAGATAAATTATTAACATCAAATATTTTTTTATGTAATTTTATATTATTTATATTATTTATATTATTAATTTTGGATATATTACTACCACCAATTTGTAATCCTTCATTTGATTTTTTTATATTGGATTTTAAAGCTATATATTTAGCTTTATATTTTAAATATTTTTCTTGATACGACATTATATACTTATTATATAGATTTTAATATTTTAATAAATATAAAAATCTTAATTAAAATTATATGTTTCTATATAATAAATATGTATTTTTTATATTAAATCATAATTAACAATACAAATGACTAATTTAATTAAATATATAACTATATTTGATGAAAAATTATTAATTATAAAAAATCTATATATACATAATATGAAAAAAAAAATAACTCATTCAACTCTATCAGATATGAAATGTGCACCAAGTAAAGAATATTTGGATGGTTCGTGTTTTTCTTATGAAACATTAAAACAAATTGCTGAAAATTATAATAATAAAAATAATGATAAAATTAATTTAAATATTTCTAAATCAGAATTAGTTAAAGAACTTGATAATAGATTAAATGATAAATGTTCTGATCAAATATGTTGGTTAAGATTAGATGTTGTTAAAGAATTAAACAATAAAGATATTATAAATAATACATTTAGACCAACTGGACCAAATAAAAAATATGAATGGTTAAGTACAACACATATTAATAATGTTATTCAACAATATCATACTATTCATAATGATTTTTTATTTTTAGGTGCTGTACCATTAGATTTTGAAGACCTACCAATATTACATATTAATAATTTAAATTTTAATGAATTAGTTAATAAAGGTAAGACAAAAATAGGAATAGTTATTAATCTTGATGAACATTGGAAAGATGGTTCGCATTGGGTTTCATTATATACAGATTTATTAAAAAATCAAGTATATTATTTTGACTCAACAGGAGCAAATCCTGTGAAAAAAACTAGAAAATTTATTAATAGAATTACAAAATATATGTATTCTAAAAAATATAATAAAAAATTACCATTAAATGATGTTGTCCAAACAATTAAATATGTAAATAAATTAAAAGAAGATAACATTGAATTATTAAAAAAAAAAAATGAACATATTAAAAATTTATTAGATGGTAGTTTTGATATTAGACATAATCATATTCAACATCAATTTAAAAATTCAGAATGTGGAGTATATTCTATAAATTTTATTATAAGACTTGTTAGTGGTGAAAGTTTTAATAATATTATTAATAATATAACAAAAGATGATGCAATGAATGAAAATAGAAAAATATATTTTAGAAATGTTAATTAATCAATTAAATGTTTAATTTATTTTTTCAATTAAAAATGTTAAAGAATGAGGTAAATTATAAAAATTATATAACATACCTTTTGAATCTTTAAAAATAATTTCTAAATTATTTAAATTAAATGGTTCCTGAAATTTAAATTGACTTACAGATTCTCCATTAAAATATAATATACCAAACGGTATATCATTTGATAAATTATTTAAATATAAATAAACTTTATTATCAATTCTTAAATCCCAAATATTATCTGATAAATGTGAATGTTTATTTAATGTATTAGTATCATTAACAAAACCTAAATTATCTTTTGATAACATTGTTGTAATAATATTAATTTTATCAGTTAAAATCGTTGATTCAAATAATATTTTTTGTTCTTTATTAACATTAATTGATAAATTTTCATTTATTGTTTTAATTTTTTCATTTAATGAAAAAATTAGTTCATCAATTGTATATTTTCCAGTATTTAAAATTACAGAAAATTCTTCATCATTTAATGAAAATAATAATTTATTATTTTTATTTTCTTCTATATTAAATTTAGGCATTGGTAATGAATATGTTGTTAATTTTATTCCTGTTACATTATTAATTGGTTCCATTGACCATGTATATGTTGAAGAATTTTCTACATTTGAAACCTCTAATTGTAAATGCTGTGACCTAAATAAACTATCATGTTTTTTTAACATATCTTTAATATTTAATTCTATTTTATTTATTTCGTTTTCTCTCATATTAAAATTAATTAATTTTTGTCCTATTTCTACTTCTTTAGTATCTAAAATTTTAATCTTGTTTTCTATTTCTTCTCCTTTATTATTTAATTGTTCAAATTCAATTGCAATTTGTTGTTTTAATTCATTTATTTTATCCAATTCATTTGTTTTTTTTAATTCAATTAATTCATCTTTTAAATTTTTAATTATATTTTCAAGTTCATTGTTTTTATATTGTAATTTTTCCAAATTTTGTTGATATAATAGTTTTAGTTTATTATCTTCTTTAAAATCAATATTAACTGATCTCATGGTTGTTTTTAATTCATTCAATTTATTAGCATGTGTTTGTGGTTCTTGTTCTCTTGGCTGTTTATATTGTTGTTGTTCTTGTTCTCTTGGCTGTGTATATTGTGGTGGTTGTTGTTCTCTTGGCTGTTTATATTGTTGTGGTTGTTGTTCTCTTGGCTGTGTATATTGTTGTTGTTCTTGTTGTTGTGATGGTTGTATATTTGCATTAGTAAAATTAATATTACTTTGTTGAATTGGTTGGCTTATATTATTTCTATCAGATTGTAATTTTTTAAGTCTATCTTCAAAAGTTAAATTATCTTCAATTAATTCTGTTTCAATTAATGGTCTATCTATATTATCCAAACTAAATAAATTATCATCAGTATTATTAGATAATCCATTAAAATCATTATTAAATTGTGTTGGATTAATATTTTTAAAATTAGGAATGACTTGATTATTATTAGTAATAGTTTTATCATTGCTTATATTATATCTTTCATCATCCTGTTTCATGCTAGTTTTTTTTGGTTTTAAAAAATCTGGCGTTGTTGGTCGTTTTTCTCTCATATTTAATTCATTTTCTCTTGATTCTTGTATAGACTTCATACGTGTTTTTACATCATCACTATTTTTACCTGTATTATAATTATTAAATGTATTTTGTTCAGTTAAATTATTAACTATTGGTTTAAAAGCAGCATCTAAATTTGAATCATAATTACCCATATCAGGATTAAATCCTTGAAATATATTATTTTGTTGATTTATTTTTGTCGGATGCGATGATTGTTTTATTTGTTCAATATTATTTTGTTTATTTCTTGGATTTTCAGGTCTATCCATTAATAAATTACCTTTATTTGGATTTGAACTAAAATCACGTTGTAATTTTAAATCTGATGGTGATTGTTGATAATTTGAAAGTATATCATTTTTTTTAATATCATTAATTGTTTGTAGTAATGATATTTTTTTAAATTGTTCAAAAATAGATGGATAATTTGATTGATTTATTTTAGATAAATCAATGTTTTTATAAATAGTTTTCATATTTTTAATTAATAAATCAATAATTTCTTGTTTTCCATCTCTTGATAAATTTTGTAGTGATTGTTCGTGAATTATAATTTTATTAAATCCAGAAATTGTATCTTTTGAAAAAAATAAGTTTTGAATTTGATTTTGTATTTGATTTTGTTCAGTCATTATTGATTAAATAGGTTTTATTTTTAAAAGTTTTTTAAAATAATTTTATAATGCGTTTTTCATAATTTTATAACATGAGAAACAATCTTTTTATAGAATTAAACTGATTTTTCTGAATATACTGATTTATCTGAATCATATTCATCATCGGTTTCTTTATTTGGTTCAACAACTTTTACTTTTACTTTTTTTGGGTTTTTAGTTTTTGGTTCAACAACTTTTACTTTTTCTTTTATTGGGTTTTTAGTTTTTGGTTTAACAACTTTTACTTTTTCTTTTATTGGGTTTTTAGTTTTTGGTTTAACAACTTTTACTTTTTCTTTTTTTGGGTTTTTAGTTTTTGGTTCAACAACTTTTACTTTTTCTTTTTTTGGGTTTTTAATTTTTTCTTCAATTACAGGTTCAATAATTTTTTCTTCAATTACAGGTTCAATAATTTTTTCTTCAATTACAGATTCAACAACTTTTTCTTCAATTACAGGTTCAATAATTTTTTCTTCAATTACAGGTTCAATAATTTTTTCTTCAATTACAGGTTCAATAATTTTTTCTGTTTCTGTATCAGTTTCACTATTTTTAATTATCATTGTTTCACCATCATATGTATTAATTTTATCCCACGGTGGATAATATATATCAGACTGTGAATATTGATCTTGTTTAAGTACGCCATGAATTATTAGTGCCATTTTTGCAGCATTTTGTTCTCCTTCTTTTTTTGAAGAACCTATACCATAACTTATACATCTTGTTTGAATAGAATCAGTATTAGATATATTTTGTTTTTCAACACCCATAATATATTTTCTTTTATGTGGAGGACCTTCAAAATGTATTGTAATATATTGAGGAAATGTCCATTTATTTTGATGATGAATTCTTAAAAGTTGATCTTTATAATTATTATCACAATATAATTTTTCAGAATAATCAATTAATGTTTCTAACAAATTAACAATTAAAAACATACATGGTTCAAAACCATTGGATAAAAATAAAGCTCCAATAAATGATTCAAATACATCTTCATGAATTTTTTCTAAATTACGACCATTTATTAATTCTATTTGTTTACTAATAATAAAATATTTACCTAACCCAATTTCTTTAGACATAATTGCTAAATTTTTTTTATCTTCTATTTTTGTTTGTAATCTAGTCATAAATCCTTCATCTTGTTTTGGATATCTATGAAATAGATACATTGATACTATAACTTTTAATACACGATCACCAAAATATTCTAATCTTTCATATGATTTATCAAATAAATCTAATAAATGTTTTGGATTTCCTAATTCATTACGTGCCATTTCTAATATATTAGCAGGAAAAATATCTTTTTTACAATAAGATTTATGTGTGAATGCTTGTCTAAAATATTCAATACGTTTTATACAATCAATTTTAACATTATATTGACTTAAAATTTGCATAATATCCTGTTCGCTAATTAAGATATTATTCAAATTATATGGTATATGTATTATTTCATCATTTCCATCAGAATTTTTAACAATAAAACCATCATTAGTATAATTCGTTTTTTCCATTATATAATAAAGTTATTATTCCTATAAATAAAATATCAATTTTTTATAAAATTATTATGGTTTTATTATATAAAATGTTTAAATATTTTCTATATTTAATTATATGACCAATAAATTTACGGATAATGAAAACATTGATAAAATAATGAGAGAAATTACAAAATTGTCATCTCACAAAGTAAATGTAAATGATAATAATGAATTATCTTCTATATTTAATGAAGGTGATATTCGTAAAGCCCCGATTAATAATTTATTTTCTAAAATTGATTATGAAAAAATAAATGATAATAATATACCAAAATATAAAATTACAAATGTAAAACATTTTATGAATATTGGTATATTAACAAATAATCAAAATTTAACTGTTATATCAGACAAATATTATATAAATGATGATATAACATTAAAACAAATTATGAAATTCGATTTTAATAAGAAGAAAATTGAGTTTATTTTATATAATATACATAATAAAACTATAAATAAAAAAAAAAGAATTTATTATAAGTCAAAATATAAAATTGAATATGATATTAATAAAGAAAACAACAGTATTGAGAATATTAAAATTAAAATAGATCCACTTATAATTGGTACAATTGGTCAAAATGGTAATATATATAAAAATATAAAACCTATTAATTATAAATTTATTACTTTAACAGAATATAATAAAAAGGAAGATAGTCCAAAAAATGTATTTAAATATATATATGATATATGTAAACAAAAAGGATTGGATTGTGAATTGTTGCTTGATCATAATAATACTAACGAGTTGTATGAAAATAAACAATATATGGCAGAAGTATTAACAGGATTTCTTAATGAACATGCTGAAAAAACAGATATTACAAATAATATTAAAAAACATGTAGAATCTGAGTATACCATAAGAAATCATATTACTGAATTAGAAAAATCAAGAAGTATGTATAAAATGTATTATGGTGAGGATAAAAAAATTTATGAGCTTGAATATAGATGTCAAGCTATAATTCATTATCCAAAACAATATGATAAAGATAAACAAATTTATAAAGGATATTATAGTGATAGATATATCAAACTTATAGAAAAGCTTAATCCATATATTGAGGAAGAAAAACAAATAAAATTAGTAGAAGATATAATCCCAGGTAGAACATATAGAAAATACCATTTTATTAATAAGGAAGAAATAGTCAGAAATCTTAAACAAATTCAACGGAAGATTGACGGTGAAGGCAAAAACGAAAGCAAATTCAAAGGCACTGAAGTTAGCTATAAAGATATCAAAAATCTACCTCTTATTCAAAAACAAGAAATTTTACAGAATATGCGTGAAACCCAATATCAAGAAAAAAAAAATGCCGAAATGCAAAGACAAATCACATATGGAATAAAAGATCAATATCAAACCGAAAGAGAATACGACCTAATGGAAGAATACAAAGACGAAAGAGACAAACTCAAAGAACACCGCCTATTCACAAAATCAAATCCTATTATATATACATCAGAATATATTGGAAGTTTTGGTCTTCTTACTCCTTATTTAGTTAGTTATATTTTAAGAGATATACAACAATATAATTATAAATTAGTACTTAGTGGAATATTAAATATTGATGAGTCTAATATTATTTCGTTTACTAAGTTTATTCATGATTTTAAAAATATAAGTATATCTTTTATATCATTATTTTTTCAACTTTATAATATTAATAAAATGTATCATTATAATATTGAAAACAAACCAGATAAAACACAAATAATATCACAAATAAATTTAGAAAAAGAAATACAAAGAAATCAAACTGAAAAATATTATGATGAATTAAAAAAAATGAGAAATAAACTCAACGAGTTGTCATTAAAAAAGGATAAAGAAGAATATAAAAAAGATATAGAAGAATATAATAAAACTTATGAGATAAATAACAAAAAACAAAGTAATAAACTATCTAATCTAGATAAACTAAAAAATAAAAATTTTAAACCTAAAAATATCAGTTTAATTCGTTATTTATATAATGATATTAATAAACTAATTAAATTTGATTGTCAATATAATAATTTAGTATCTATAGATAATAATAATGAAAAAATACAGATGTCTATACAAAAATTAATTAAAATTAATATAGATGAACCGAAGTATGGACCGAAGGTTGGTGAATATAGTAAGTCACATGTATCCGATTTTGATACAAATTATGAACAATCTAGTTTAAGATTAGAATTGATTCCAATTAATGAGCAAAATATTATTCAGTTTAATAAGGAATATAATATTAATATTGAAAAACAGACTCTTGAACAAGAAGTACCTGATATTGAATCATTTCCTAATATATTTATTTTAAATCCCAGTGATGAATCAAACAAATCTATACTGGATTATAATAAGATTATAGAATCATTAAAAAATGATGGACAGATTGAAGAAAAATATGATGATATAATGGAAAAAGAAATAGAAAAAGAAGAAAATAAAGAAATAGAAAAAGAAGAAGATAAAACAACAACAACGTTTTTTTCACTAGGTCCAATAACACCACAACGACGAATATTTGACTATAAATTCTCTAGTTCCTCAAGCAAATCCAAATATTTAAAATATAAACACAAATATTTGACATTAAAAAAATCAATAAATAATAACTTATTATTAGGAATTAATGAATAATAAATAAAATTAATAATCTGTATTATTAATTGGTAAAATATCTTGTACAAGATCTTTATATGTCATCATACGCATTTTACAACAATAACGTCTAAGACCAAGACCTAATAATAATTTAGTTAATTCTTTTTCTTTTTCTTCAGATGATAATTTTGGATTAGTACATATTTGTTCTTTACCCTGTTCATATTCTAATGTTTTTTGACCTAAAAAGTAACCACATGTTGGACAAGTAATATATAACATTTAATTATATTATTAATATAATGTTTATATATTTTTAATTCAATTTTTAATTCAATTTTATATATTTTTATATAATTTTATATAATGACGACAGAAAATACATCAAATAAATTAGATAATGGATTCAAAACTAATTTTGATATAAAAGAATTTAATAAAAAATTTAATGATAACGAAGAAAAAATTAAAAAAGAATATGAAATTAATAAAAATATTGTTAAAAATGATGAAATTATATATGATAAATTACCACATAAAAAACCAATAGAAGATATTATAATTAATATAAGAGAATTATTTTACAAAATTATTGATATGTTATATGATAAAAAAAATCCAATACCATATATATTTGCATCTCCAGATAGACATTTTGCATTTAGTATTTTAATAATGATAATAGGTATATTACTATTATTATTTAGTAATTTATTAAGAACAAAATAAATTATTTTAATAGTATTAAATTATACTAAAATAATTTATAACAAATAATATAGAATGAAAATATATATTCTTAGACATGAAGACCGTACACAGGATTGTTCATTTTTTTCACCATTAACACAAGATGGTCTTGACAATGCCCAAAAATTAATATCTAAATTAACTGAACTGAAAATAAATTTAATATTTTCATCTCCATTTATTAGAACATTACAAACAATATATCCATATGTTAAAAATACAAAACAAAATATAAATTTAGAATATGGATTATCAGAATTGCATCATCCTGATATTATTCCATCAAAAGCAGTTGGAATTAGTTTACCTGAATATTTATCAATAAATTTTAATTATAATCCAAATTATAAAACTATTGTAAAACCAACAGATATAATATATCCAGAACAATATTTAGATGTTTTACCACGTGTTAAAAAAGTTTTAAGAGATATTATAATTAAATATCATAATAAAACAGATTTAAATATTATTTTAGTGACGCATCATAGTATTTGTAAATGTATTTTAAATATAGTAAATCAACATAGTAATGAATATAAAAATAAAGTTCCACAAGAAATATTAAATAATTATAATACAGGAAAATTATGTCTCATATATAATAATGGATGGGTATATAAAATACAATAAATATAAAATAATAAAGTTTAATTAAATTTTATTATCTTATTAATTTATAATGCCAGAATTAGAATTATTATTAAATAATATTAAAAGTATTAAATATAAATTTATAAATGAATTTTTAAAAAAAGAAATTTATTATGTAGTTCGTACTTTTTTTTCAAAATTAAATGATAAAGATTTAGAAGTACTACAAATATTAACAACATATGTTGTTGATTTAATTTCATTTAAATATCATTTTGATCCATTAGATATTAATTATATAAATCAATGGACACAAAATGCAAATAGAGATATTAAAGGTGTTATATTATTATTATTACCATTTATTGATGATAAAGATAATGGATATCTTTTACAAAAATTACAAGATTTAAACCATTTATTATATGCGTATAATGGTAATTTTATTCCAAATAATGTATTAGATTTAGAACGCGAACAAATAAAATCAACACATTTTGAATATGGAAATATGGGTATTGGATTAATTAAAACTGACACTATTTTAAAATATACCAATCAAGATTATTTATTAAAATTATATGATGATAATAATGATGATGAAAAACTTATTTATAAAATAATACATCATAATTTTATTGGATTATTACAAACATTAGAAATAACAAATGGCAAAACATATATAAATTGGGTAAATATAAGTCCATTAAATTTAGATAATTATAAACAAAGTAAAATATATGAAAAAACTATAAAAAGAATGGAAGAAATTAAATTAATAACAAATTCTAGTATACTTTTAGATAGTTTATCAGATAATTTAATAAATTATTCAGGATTATGGTTTGGCGATATTTATAATATATTACGAACACGTTATTATGAAGAAGCAAAAAAAATAAAATGGTTATTTTTTGCATATGAACCATCAGAATTTATTCAAATATATTTAATTCAAGGATTAAATAAAATGTTTGATGTTAATAAAATAATAAATAACAAATATAATAGTTACGATGATATTACACAAATAGATAAAACATATTTTAATAATAAAGTTAATAATGTAATTGTTACATTATTAAATAATAATAATATTACTGGAGATATAAAATTAGATTATGAAATATTAAAATATACATTAATTTATTTATTTTCTAATTATTCTAATAAAAAGAATCTTGTAAAAAATGATAAATTTATTTTAAAATCTTTATTAAATTCAAATGATGATGATGAAACTAATAATGATGATTTTACTAAAAAAGATATTACATTTATTAATAATATTACAAATAATGATATTATTAAATGTCTTCAATATATTAAAAATAATAATATAAATGATTTATGGGTATTTATTAAAGAAAATATTGATATGTTACAAGCATCAGCATATGGACAATTTTTAATAAATAATAATAATATATCAGATAATTATTATTGGAAAGAAACAAAATTAAATTTAAAAAATATTTATAATATATCTAAATCAATAAGTCATAAATCAAAAAAAGATTGGATTTTATTAGATAAAAATTATATTTCATTTAATGAAACTAATAAAGTATTGTTTATAGGAAGAATAAATAATATATTAGATTATGATAGTTGGATAAGTTTAAAAGGAAATTTAAACCGTCAATTTATGAATAGACAATATAATTATAAAAATATAATGGATATATTAATTAATGATTTTTCATCAAATTATATGGATTTAATTTTTGAAGAATTGGTTTGTTGTGGAATATTAAATAAATTTACACCTAATTTACAAATTACAGATAAATCATTATTACCACAAGATACATTTGTTAGAAAATCAAAATTAAAAGATCTTATTAAGAATTTATTTAATAAAAATAAAGACGAATGGTTAAATTCTTATTATTATTTGACTAATCAAAAATTTAGCAAACTTGATAAAATGAGATTAGATAAATCAAAAACTATTAATCCAAATGATAAATATGATGAAATGTCTTATTTTGAAATAATTGGTAAAGATCATGAATGGCCTGTATTTTATGCAATGGATTGGATATCGCAAATTAGTTTTTTTCAACATTATATTTTTCATCAAGTTATGTATGTTACAGGTGCAACTGGTCAAGGGAAATCAACTCAAGTACCTAAATTATTATTATATGCAATGAAATGTATTGATTATAAATCTAATGGTAAAGTAATATGTACGCAGCCAAGAGTTCCGCCAACTGTTGGTAATGCATCACGTATATCTGATGAATTGGGTGTACCAATTGAACAAACCATAAATTATTCAGCAAGTAAAATAAAAACAAATAATTTTTATGTTCAATTTAAACATCAGGCAGAAACACATACAACATCAAATGCTAATTATAATAATCTTACAATAGTAACAGATGGAACTTTATTATTAGAATTGAAAAATAATCCTACATTAAAAAAAAGTTTCAATGACAAACTAATAAATACAAATATTTATGATATAGTAATTGTTGATGAAGCACATGAACATAATACAAATATGGATATAATTATTGCTTTAAGTAAGCAAGCGTGTTATGTTAATAATCAAGTTAGATTAATTATTGTATCAGCGACAATGGATGATGATGAACCAATATATCGTAGATATTTTTATAATATTAATGATAAATTATTATTTCCAATAAAATTCCCAATAATTCACCCATTTTTAAAAACAAGATTTTTACCTTTGCCAAAATATATGGATAGACGATATCATATTTCACCACCTGGTGCTACTACACAATATAGAGTTGATGAATATTATTTAGAACATGATTTACTGGTCTATAATCCGGATAACAGTATTAATGAGGCTAAATCTGCAGAAAAAGGACAACTACGAGGATATGAAAAAGTTATTGAAATATGTAATAAATCAGTTACAGGTGAAATATTATTTTTTGCAAATGGTAAAAAAGAAATATTAGATGCTGTTAAATATTTAAATAGTACATTACCAAATGGAAATATTGCTTTACCATATTTTGCTGAATTAAATGAAACATATAAAAACATAATATCAAAAATAAATATTAAAATATCAACAATTAGAAATAGAAGAGATAGAATACATGAAGAATGGGGACCATCATATATTGAAGATTTAACAGTTAATGCTGGTATTTATAAAAGATCGATTATTATAGCAACAAATGTAGCAGAAGCATCAGTTACTATTCCAAATTTAGCATATGTTGTCGATAATGGTTATGCCAAAGTAAATACATTTAATGATGAATTAAGTATATCAAAATTAAATGTAGAAAAAATATCTGAATCAAGTCGTGTTCAACGTAGAGGTCGTGTTGGAAGAATAGGTGATGGTAGTGTATATTATATGTATAAAAAAGATTCAAGAAAATTCATTAAACCAAAATATAAAATAACACAAGATGATGTAGCTTTATCTATTTTAGGATTAATGGGAACAAAATCAGCTGATAAATTATTAATTGATGATCAAGAATATTATGATAAATTAATAGTATCAGACTCTCTTAATCCAAATATATTAAGAACTTTACAAAGCATAGAAATAAGTAGTCAATTAAAAGAAAAAAATAATTATACAATTAATTCTGGATTATGTGAATTATATAAACAAAATTATTTTATTAATAATAAAATACTAGACAAAATATATTATATTGATGATGATGATAATATTAATGATAATAATTTAATAACTTCAGAATTTTTTATGTTTAACGACGGACAAATACTTACTAATATTTTTGATTGTCATGGGAATTTTTATTTAATTCATCCATTTGAAAATTCAATTAAAAGAAATATATTAAATAATATTATTTATTATAATAATAAAAAACAAAATAATATTCCAATAAAAAAATTTGTATACATTATAAATTATTTATACTCAAAAAATTTAATTATTAATACAAATTTTAATTTATATAATAATATTATATTAAGTGATGGAAAAGGATTTGTTAAAACTGAATTAGCATCAAAAATTGTACAATTAGAAATGACAATTCCTGAAGCATTAACGTTGATTTCAGCAGCAGCAATGGGATGTTTAACAGAAGTTTATGAAATTAATATTTTTATTCAAATTATAGGATCATTACCAAATATTGTTAGTATAAATTCAACATGGAAAAAGTTTAAAGAAATATATGGAAATATAAAATCAGATATTATTTTTATTTATAGTATAATACAAAAACTCAGAATAAATTTTTCACATTTATATTTATTTAATTTAAATTCAAATAATGTTGGTACAATATTAACACAACATTATAATACAGAATTAATCAAATTTAAAAAATTATCAAGTTATTTAAAAGAACCTCCGACTGATTATGATGTTTTATTATGGAATAAACTTAAAAAACTTAAATACGATGGTATATTAGATAGTGAAACTAATAAAATATTAAAAATAGATAAATCAACATTAAATATAATTATATCAAATATAGATGCAAATAAAAAAGATATAATTACTTGGGCGGAAAGAAATTATCTAAATTCTGATATAATATTAAATGTATTAAAACAATTAGGTAAATACTATTTAACAAAAGATGTAATAGATGATAAAAGCGCTGTTTTTAATTGGGCACGAGAATTAAGTTCTAACTATAATAAATATTTAAATGAATACACTATTGATGAAAGAATAATAAGATCATTTTTATATGGAAAATCAAATCAATTTACATTTAAACTTGATGAATATAATTCTTATTTACAAACTTTTATGAATTATAATATATTAACAGTTAATATTAAAAAAAATAGATTTAATGAAGATGAAACTTTAATAAATATAACAAATAATATTATGTTTTATTTAAATTATACAGAAGATGATAAAATAAAAATAATAACAGGTGAAAATGCAATTAATATTTCATTTATAAATCAAATTGAACCTGCATGGTTAATACCAACAGCACCATTATTTTTTAATTCTACATTTAATGATATATTAAAATTAACAGATAGTAATAATAATAATTCAATTGAGTTTTTAAAATCTATAAGTTTTAAAAGAATTCAAAAAGAAATTGCAAATAATTGGAATCAAGACTTTAATATTTGGGATAGTAATAACACACCAATATTAAGAAATTTTTATAAAATAATTACAAAAACAATTAGCAGAATAAATAATAACTAATTATAATAACTAATTACAATTACAAAAAATTGAAAAATATATAATGTAATATATAATTTTATAATTAATAATGACTTGCAAAACAATTCAATTAATATTAAAAACCCAGTGTTTTATACCAGATGAAGACAAGTATCATGAAAATTTAACTGGTTTTTTATTACAATATAATGATTCTATTTATGGAATTACGGTACATCATAATTTACCTATTGATACATTATATAATTCAACAAAAAATCCCCTTGATATAATTGTTAATTCATGTTGGAGTGAAGCATTAATTTTTAAAACAAATTATATTGATATTACACAATATGATATTTTTAAAAAAATTCAAAATAAAATACCCAATATACATAAAACTATTTATACAATAATTAATAATAAAAGAGTTATTGTAAAATTTATTGAAACAAAGTTTGAACCATTTGATGGATTTAATAATAGCCCTAATACACCTTATATGTTATTTCAATTAAAAGATAAAAGCTCAAATTTTTCGTATGAAACAGTCGCAGGTAATTCTGGCGCACCTGTGTATATTAATGAAAATAATGTAGATATATTGATAGGTGTTTTAACAAAATATCGTCCAGATAATAACATCATATATGTAATTCCTATTTATCTTTTTATTAAAAGCATTGAAAAAAAAGATAATAATAATATTTATGGAATAGATTATAAAATGAATATTAATAAAATTGGACAATTTAATGTTTCTAATAATAATTATGGTAAAATAATATATCATCCATTGTTAAAAATTAGTATTCCATTATCAACATATTTTTTAATAGAAGGAGATAATGATACACTATTTACAATTAGTTACTCTGATACATCTAATCTAAAAAATAAAAATATTGTAAATAATGTGAACACAATTATACTTAATTCAAGTCTAATTGTATCACATGAATCTTGTTTACTTATTCATTCAACTGGTCAAATTAAAGTAAATTTAAGATTATTAAGTTTATTAAAAAGAATTACAAATATTGAAATTCAAAAAATAATATTTTCAAAAATTCAAAAAAATATTCTATTAACAAAAAATAATGACTTTTGGTTAAATTTAAAACTTAAGTTATAATATCTTTATTTCTTATTCGTTTAATAATATTCTTTTCTTGATTACTTAATTTATGACCCATTTCTGACATAATTTCTGCTTCGTCAAATTTATATATTTTATAATTAATCTTTTCATTTTCAGAACAAGATATATTAATATTTAATTTTTCATCCATAAAATTAATTATTTTAGAAATGCATGAATCTGATAATATATTAATATTTATAAATATTCCATTACAATTTGATGAATAATCATTACCAATATCTTGAGTAATTATATTATAAATTATAATATAATCAGACTTTTCTTTAATTTTTTCAAATCTATTAACTAGTTTTTTTCTAAATATTGTATTATATTTTCTATTAGATTTTAATTTAAGCTCAATTGATGTATTTTTACATGATAGTTCATTTTTTGAAATAGATTCCATTATAATAATATAATTTAGATTTTTATTTTAATAAATAAATTTTTGTTCGTTCCATTTATTATTACAAAATAAATTAATAAGCTGATAAATTAATAAGCTGATAAATTAATAAGCTAATAAATTAATAAGCTTTAGCAATACTAGTTCTACATATATACAGATGTTCCATTTAGATATGGTTTATTTGGATCATTCCATCTTTTAACAAATGATAATTGGTTAACAGTCCCGCGTTGATGCATTCTATTACGCAATGCATCAGCAATAAATTCTGCATCTCTTGCAAAAATAACACATTTTTTCCCATATACATCATTCATTATAAAATTTCCTGTTAAATGATTTAAAATACCTTGTTGAATTGCTTCGCCAATATCAATCCGTGTAATATCAGTAAGTTCAAGCCATTCATGGGGTGCATTATTTTGATAAAGTTGTTTTTGATTTTTTCTAAATACATTACTTTGTATGCCACCTTTAGGTGCTATAACTCTTATAACAAATGCATAATGTTTATCATCAGTATTAACTGAATAACGAATATTATACATATTTTCAGAAAGTCTGAACATATTACTTGATTCTTCTTTTGTTTCTCTGCGTGCTGTTGTGAGTTCATTATTTTCATATATATCACGTTTACCATAAAAAAGTTCATACATTTTTCTGTTATTATTAAAACCTAAAAATATAGCATCACATGTTTTACCATTACGTCTATTATAACCTTGTTCAATAACAATAGTACCAGCACTTTTATAGTTACGTTTGATTTTTACTGGTGCGTGATGTATTTTATTTTTTGGAACAGTATGCATAGTTGTAGTCATACCTTGTTGTGGCTGTGTAATATATTTATTTCTAATGATTAGTTTTTGAATACCAAAATTAGTATTTGGTGTTGATGTAATAATTGCATCACAACGGTATGGTAAATTTATTAGCGAATATTGTTGATAATTCATTACTAAATATTTGATATTATTAAAACAATTATTTTTTCAATTTTTATAACCCCATCTAAATATAATAAAAAGAAATAATTTAATATAAATTTTTAATCCTAAATAATTAAATTATATCTAATCTAAATTAATTAATGAGTAAAAAGAATAAATTTACAAAAGATTTTTCATATCCAGAACCTGAAGATCATGATTTATTAGCAAAAATTTTTAAAAAAAGAGAATTTTATTATTATCGCGTTCCACAACGTGCAACTATGGATTCATATGATGATGTTAAAAAATATCGTGCATTAAATTGTAAAAAAGGTGAAATAGAACCAAGAGAACAACAAGCAATTATACCAAATTATATTAGTCCAAATACTCCATATAAAGGAGTTATATTAATGCACGGTGTTGGATCTGGTAAAACAATGACAGCTATTAGAGTAGCAGAACAATTTAAAGAACAAGTTAAAAAATATAATACTAAGATTTATGTACTTGTACCTGGACCAAATACTAGAGAAAATTTTAAAAAAGAATTATTAACAACAACTGGTGAAACTTATCTTAAAAATAAAGAAGCATTAAATCAAATGACAAATAATGAAATTGATAGAGAGAAAAAAAATGCTATTTATAGTGCATTACAATATTATAAAATATTATCATATAAAACATTTTATAAAAAAGTATTAGGTGAAAAAATTGTAGAAAAAAAAATAGTTGGAGATAGTAAAATTAAATCATCTTATAGAAAAAACACAGAAGGTGATTATGAACGAGAAATTGTTGTTGATCGTATTAATAATATGAATAATGCAATTCTTATTGTTGATGAAGCTCATAATGTATCAGGTAATGAATATGGTGAGGCACTAAAAAAGATAATTAAAAATTCAGAAAATTTAAGGGTTATATTATTAACAGCAACTCCAATGATTAATTTAGCAGATGAAATTGTTGATTTATTAAATTTTATTAGACCATTAAATGATCAAATTCAAAGAGATAAAATATTTACAAGTGAAAAAAACTATGCTATGCAAATTAAACCAGGAGGATTAGAATATTTAAAAAATAAAGCTATTGGATATATTAGTTTTTATCGCGGTTCAATTCCATTTACATTTGCAAAACGTGTTGAAAAAGGTATAATACCAAATGGAATATTATTTACACCTGTTATAAAATGTTTTATGGAACCATTTCAATATAAAACATATTTAGAAACAACTGTAAATCTTGATGATACATTAGATAGAGCATCTTCAGCAGCATCCAATTTTGTTTTTCCTGGATTATCTACAGATAAAAATAAGTTAATTGGTTATTATTCAACTGAAGGTGTGAAAACAGTAATATCTCAAATAAATTCAGACGGTGTTAAATTAAGATCATTAATAAATAAACTAATATTTGATGGTAAATTATCAAAACCAGAAGAAGAAAATTTTATTTTTGAAAATGATAAAAATAATATCACAGGATTGATTTTAAATCTTAAATATATTAAATCTTTTTCTGTAAAATTTTATAATATATTAACAAGATTAAATAAATTAGTAATTGATAAAAAAGGTCCTGCAACTGCATTTGTTTATTCTAATTTGGTAAAAGCTGGTGGAATGGAGCTCTTTGCTGAAACACTTTTACAAAATGGATATTTAGAATATCAAGAAGATACCCGTAATTATGATATTAAAGATGAAACACTAGACTATAAAACAGGATTAACATATTATGAATTTAAAAAGAAAAAATTATCAGATTTTAGACCAGCTACTTTTATTTTAGTTACTGGTGGTTCTGATGATGTAGGTGAAGATATACCAGAAGTTAAACAAAAAATTATTCAAGAGGTTTTTAATAGTCCAAATAATATAGATGGAAAAATGATTAAATTTGTATTAGGTTCAAGGGTCATGAATGAAGGCGTTACTTTAAAAAATGTAAAAGAAGTACATATTATTGATGTTTTTTTTAATATTCCAAAAGCTGAACAAGTAATTGGTAGAGCAATACGTATGTGTGTTCATGAAGATGTTATTAATGATGATTATAAATATCCTCAAGTAAATGTATATCGTTATGTTGTTGCATTAAGTAATAAAAATAAAAATGATTTATCAACAGATGAATTATTATATCAAAAAGCAGAATTAAAATATTTAACTGTTAAAGAAATAGAAAGAGCACTAAAAGAAGTATCTATTGATTGTCCATTATTATTACATGCTAATATGTTTCCAGAAGAATTAAAAGAATATAGTAATTGTGTATATCCAACATTAGAGAATGTCGCTAGTGGTAAACAAATTTGTCCTGCATTGTGTGATTTTAAAAAATGTAATTTAAAATGTGATTCTCATAAATTAAACGAAGCTTATTGGGATGCCAAAAAAAATTCTTATAAAAAGTTAGATAAAAATGAAATAAATTATAATACATTTAATGATGATTTAGCTAAATATGAAATATCTCTTATTAAAAATCGTATAAAAGATTTATATAGATTTAAACATGTATATATGTATGATGAAATTATAATTGAAATTAAAAAATCATTTATTCAACATCAAGCTGAATTATTTGAAGATTATTTTTTAGATCAAGCATTGGAAGATATGATGCCAAAAACCGAAAACGATTTTAATAATTATAAAGATACCATATATGATAAATATAATAGAGGTGGCTATTTAATTCAACGAGGTAAATATTTTATTTTTCAACCATTTAATGAAAATGAAGATGCACCAATGTATTATAGACAACATATGGAAATTGAACAGAATAATCAAGTGTCATTAAATAATTATGTTAAACAAAAATTTAAATCACAATATAAAAAAGATGTTCTTGAACAAAAAGAAGATATAACTAAAAATAATGAAGGATATAATTTTGATGATACATTTGATTATTATGATGAACGTAAAGAAAATTTTATTGTTGGAATTATTGATAAAAATCTTAATAAATTAGCTTCAAATGATCCAGACCTATTTAAAATTAGACCTAGTCGTGCAAAAATATTAGATAAAAAACGTGGAACTGGAATACCAACATTTAAAGGAGCTGTATGTTCTACATCAAAAGATAAAGAATATTTAATGAAATTAATAAAAATGATACCAAATATTACACAAACAGAAATTATAAGAATTAATAAATTAACAAGAGAATTAATATGTTTAGAAATTAAAGAAAAATTATTATATCTAGAAAAATATTCAACAACACAAGATGGTAATAAAATGACATATGTAATGATTCCTTTTAATCATCCAATATATAAATTTCCATATAATTTAGAAGACAGAATTAAATATTATATAACTAGTATTAATAAATTATTAGGTAGGCGTGTAGATGTATTAGTTAAAAAACAATTAACTGGTAGGCAGGTAGATGTATTAGTTAATAAACAATTAACTGGTAGGCGTGTAGATGTATTAGTTAAAAAACAATTAACTGGTAGGCGTATAATAAATAAAAAACAAATTGCAGGTAAATCAGATAAAACAGATAAAGAAGAAGAAAATAAAAAAAATATAGTATATGAATTATCATTTAAAAATGATAATTTTATAAAAGAAAAAATTAAAGAAATAGAAAAATTAGGATTTATATTAAAAAATGATACATGGATATGTAAATTAGATTAAATAATTTATTATTACACCTTTTCTCATTTGAAACCCCCATTTTATATAAAATTGATTTAATTATAATATAAAATATTATAATTAACTAAATTAAAATGTCATCGTGTAATGGTAATGGAGAATGTTTAACTCAATGTGGGTGCGAATGTTATAATGAAGAAACAGATGAGTATAAAGAAGTATGCGTTTGTGGTCATAGAGAACATAATGGTTATTGTCCTTCTAATTGCTGTATGCCAATTGAATGTAGAAATTATAAATATTGTAATGTAAAACAACCGAAATGGGTATCATTATATCATAATGGTATGTGTATGAATTGTGCTATTCAAATGGGAAAACATACACCCACAAATCAAGTAGAAGATTGTTGTGTATGTTTGGAAAATAAAATTATGATAATACTAAAATGTAATCATAAAGTTTGTAATGATTGTTGGTATAATATTACGAAATACGGGTTTGGAAACAATGAACAGAACCCATTATGTCCGTTATGTCGTAATTTGAATGACTGGAGTAAATAATGGGCGTTTCAAATGAGAAAAGGTGTAAAACATTAGAATTTAATAAATTTGTTTATCTCACTAATTTAATTAAATTTAAAAGTTGTGGAGATACTTCTTTTGAATTATTTGTTGTATAGTCTTGATCATATACCGAATTATAGTCTTGGTCATATACCGGATTATAGCCACGTTTAATTATCATGGAAGGTCTGTTATAATCAGATGAATCATTATTAGAAACATATATATTATTTGGATTTAAATTAGCTAATTCGTGAAAATTAGGCATTACATCTGGTGTAAATTTTAATGCTAAATAAATTGTTACACCTACAATTATACTACTTGTAATAATTACTCTTCTGTGTAATTTAAAAATGTCTTTTATATCTTTTAAAAATGGTTGTTTACTATTTTGTAATAAACAAGGAACTGTAACTGATAAAGCTATATTTATTAAAGCTCCAGTGAACGCAATTAAAATATGAGAATCCATAATATTATATATATAAACTAGAAAATATAAACTAAATTATTTTATAATATTTTTATAATATATACATTTAAAATTTTACAACAAATTCTATAATATTATTTTTATTTAAAGATATTTCGCCATTTATATTTAATTAAATGACATATCTTGTTGAATATAAAAATAAAATTATAGGTGTATATAATAATTATTATTTAGCAGAAACATTTATTTTATCTTGTTTACAAAATAAATTTATTGAAGATTCTGCAATAATTCATCATTATAGAAAAAATAGTTGTTTTACATATGATTCATATAGAATAACTTTAAATAGTAATAAATCAGATAATATTAATAGATTACAAATAACACCATTAAATAAAGATATTAATAGATTACAAATAACACCATTAAATAAAGATATTAATAGATTACAAATAACACCATTAAATAAACAAATTAATAGTTCAGAAATAACACTATTAAATACTAATGAAGAAAACACAAATAAATTATTAAATTTTACAAATCAAAGTGCAGAATTACAACGTTCTATTAATATGTTAAAAATACAAAAAGAAAAAATAGATGAATCAAAACAAGTATATGAGATAGATTTAAAATTATTTAATATGTTTAAATCTAGTGTAAATACAGATAATCATTTTAAAATACCTGAATTATTTGCACAAAAGTATGAGATAATGAATAATTTATTAATTGAAGATAAATTATCTTGGGACAATTTTATTAAAGTTTATAAAAGTGAAAATTATTATGGAAATTATTTTTCACCAAATAGTTATGAAGAAAAATTTATTAATAATTCTGTTAATATTGATGAAGAAGTAAATATTAAGATTTAATTATAACTATTTATAATAATTAATAAATCATTTATTTCTAAATAATAGTATAACTATTATTTAGAAATGTATCGAATTGAAGATATTGAAAAAATAAATCAAAATTTAAGTAAAATTAAAGATGATGCTGCAAAAGAATATAAAACATTTTATGAACCAACATTAATAGAAATGTCAAAAGTTTATAATGCAATTAAAAATTATATTAAAAAAAATAATAAAATTGTTTATGGTGGATTTGCACAAAATTTATTAATTATTAAAAAAAATCCTGCTGATGCTTTTTATACAGATATTGATGGTGCATATTTTAATTGGCCTGATATTGCAGATATAGAATTTTATTCTACAACACCACTTGTTGATATTATTAATTTAACTGAAGAACTATATGCACAAGGATTTAAATATATTGAAGGTAAAGAAGGTATGCACCCAGAAACATATAAAATATTTGTTAATTTTATTAATTATTGCGATATATCATATATACCAACACATATTAATAATAATATGCCAATAATTATTGTAGATGGAATAAAATGTACAAATCCACATTTTATGATGGTTGATGCATATAGAGTACTAACTGATCCAATGACATCTTATTGGAGACTTGATAAATCAATTACACGTTTTCAGACTATTTTAAAATACTATCCAATTGATGAATCAAATGTTGATAAAAATATTATTTTACAATCAACTAATGAAATTGTAATTAAATTTATTCGTAAAATAATTATTCAAAAAAGTAAATTAATTGCTGTTGGATTACATGCATTTAATTATTATGCTAAAAAAGTATCAGATAAAGATGTAATTAAAAATATTCCTTATTATGAAATTATTTCAACAAATTATGAACATGATGCTAAATTTATATATAACCATTTAAATAAAGAATTTGGTAATAAAATTTCAGTTAAAGAATTTACTCCATTTTTTTCATTTTTAGATAAACATATAGAATTTTTTTATAATAATATGTTAATATTAAAATTATATGGTAATAATCAAAGATGTATTGTTTACAATTATTCAGATAAGAAAAAAACACATTTTGGTACATATAATTTAGTTATGATGTACCTATTTTTTGAATATTATTATGCATTAATTAATAAAAATAAACAAAATACAAATTTATTTAATATATTAATTGGAAAATTTTTTAAATTAAGAAATACATATTTAAATAATAAAAAAATTACTGTTATTGATGATTCACCATTTAAAGATTTTACATATAAATGTTATGGAACACCTGTCGAATCAATTAGATCTTCTTTACTTAGTGGTTTAGAAAAAAGAAAACAAGGTAAACAAATGAAATTTAGATATGGTCCAACAGGAAAACCAAAACAAGCACCTGAATATAATTTTTCAAATATTTCTGGAAATCAAATTTTAAATGAAAAATATTTAATTTTAAATAAAAAATAATGTAAAAAAATATATAGTATATTATATATATAAATAAAATAATGTCTAGTAATGACCCAACAAAATCAAATAAATATGTAATTAAATTTAATAATGACAAAATAAATGTAACTATTGATGATGAGATAAATATAGATAATATAAAAAAGGTAATAACCAATTTAAACATGTGTCAAGAAACAGATCACAATAAACGTGAAATGATTAAAAATTTAAAAAATATAGTAAATGATAATAAAAAGTTTAATGTTAATGTTGATGACAACAATATAACATTAAATATAGAAGAATCAAGTGATGAGACTACGAAACAATCAAGTGATGAGACTATGGGACAAATAGGGGGAGCTAAAAAAATATCAAAATCTAAACTAAAAAAAAGAGGAACTAAGAAATCATCTAAGAAATCATCTAAGAAAGCATCTAAGAAAGCATCTAAGAAAGGAGGATCTAATATTAGTGGACTAATAGGAGGGGCTAAAAAAAGATCCAAAAAAGTATCTAAGAAATCATCTAAGAAATCATCTAAGAAAGTATCTAAGAAATCATCTAAGAAATCATCTAAGAAAGCATCTAAGAAAGTATCTAAGAAATCATCTAAGAAATCATCTAAGAAATCATCTAAGAAAGGAGGATCTAATATTAGTGGACTAATAGGAGGGGCTAAAAAAAGATCCAAGAAAGTATCCAAGAAATCATCTAAGAAAGCATCTAAGAAAGTATCTAAAAAATCATCTAAGAAAGGAGGATCTAATATTAGCGGACTAATAGGAGGGGCTAAAAAATCATCTAAGAAAGCATCTAAGAAAGCATCTAAGAAAGCATCTAAGAAAGCATCTAAGAAAGCATCTAAGAAAGCATCTAAAACAAAAAAAGGAAAATCTAATAGTGTATTAATAGGAGGAGCTAAGAAAGCATCTAAGAAAGCATCTAAGAAAGCATCTAAGAAAGCATCTAAGAAAGCATCTAAAAAATCATACTAAACCACAAAATAATTATATTTTTAATAAATATAACATTTGTTATATTATTTATTAAAAATATAATTATTTGAAATTTTTAAATATACTTATTTTATTCTAAATTATTATTAATCAATTTATTTAATATTATTAGTTTAATCAATAAATTCACAATCATCTTTATTATTGATAGCTAATGTTTTGAATGATTTTATCTCAAGTTTTTTTACTGAATTAGTTTTAATATTTTTTTTAACTTTTTTTACATCTTTTATATTTTTAACATTTTCAACACTTTTTACATTATCACAATTATTATCATCAATAAAATCACAATCATTATTATCAATAAAATCTCCAGAGTCTGAATCACAATCTTTTTCTGTTTTAATATATTTTGTATATCCAGAATATTTTGGTTTTGGTTTTTGCACAAGTTTATTTAATTTTAATAATAAATTTTTATCAAAATTTCCAGCTAATATTTTATATTTATTATTAACAATATAGTTATTATGAATTGTATAACTTAATGCCATTTTAACATATTTTTTTCTTTTATTTACAATAAGTTGTAATTCATTTAATTTATCTTGGTTTTTTCTATAATATAAAATTTGTTTCCACGTTTCATTTAAAATTGGTAATATATTATTAAAAAATACATCATTCCGCACAATTTCAACATTATGAGATGATTCTAATTTCCAATAAATAATACGATAAAAATAATAATCTTTATTAATATCTGGATATGTTAACTTAAAATTATCTAATGTTTCAAATACCCATGATTCATATTGTGATGAATCCATATCTAATCTTTTAGGATATATATGTTTAGATTTCCATTCTGCTAAATCACCTTCAAATTCTGGTATAAATATTTTTGGATAAAATTCAAGAATAATACCTTTTTTAAGTCTATTGTCAACATCCATTTTAGTTCCATTTGTTCCAATAGTATTAATACATGATTCACAATTATCCAATAAATAATGTTCTTTTGATTCATATTCAGTTAATTTACACTGCCAAAAATCACATACATCTAATTCACAACAAACTAATTGTTGTTGTACTTGACAATAATAATAATATGGACAAATTTCACCTTGTATTTTACCACTTGTTACAATATCTCTTGTTACAGGACATTTAATTTCTAACATATATCCTAATCTATCAGAAAATTTATTATCTAATGTATATTTTGAACAGATACCATCAGGAGATGCACCTAATATTTTATATTTATCAGATGGTAATGCACCAAATTCAAAAACCCTTGAATTATAAATATGTTCATAAATTCCAGTTGCTGTTGATTCAAATTTAACACCATGAAAAACTGTAGCATTTGCTCTAAAAGGAAAATTAGGATCGCATTTTTTCAAAATAAATGATTCAACAGGTTCATATGGATTTAAATCTATTGCTGCAGCCATATCTGATGCAGTTATACGTGTATATCTATAATCATACCATTCTTGTGATCTTTGTGCAGGTTGTGGCAAATCTTTTAATTTATTAAAATGTTTATTTAATTTTTTATATTTAGAAGGTACTTTAATATCTGGATATTTTTCTTCACATTCTCTAAAACAGTTTTTACCGTTATCAAATGATAAATTAGAATCATATACATAATATTTATTAAATAATCTATTAAATATTTCATTCATAATTTCTGGTGTAACATCTGCAAATTCTTTTTGTAAATCACGATAAACTTGTTTCTTAATTTGTGCTAATTCTAATATATCGATTTTTATGTTATTACTAATGATATTATTTAATATATTTACACTTTTTTCGAGCATTAATGATATATTTCCAAATGACATTTATTAAATAGTAATTAATATTGTTTAAATCAATATTAATTCAATTTATTTTATTATAAATAAATTCTAATTATACAGCTTCTACATGGCTATAAACAAACTTATAATCCCAAATATATTAAATGAAATTAACTATATTTTATAAATAATAATATTTTCCATCTTTATACTGTAAATCAACTAGTGAAATTATTTTACCATTAATTTCATCGTAACTTACTTTTTCTTTTTTTGTTAAAACTTTTAATTTTATTAATTCAATTAAATCATCACGCAACTGAATTCTTTCTTTTTCAGAATTTATTTTTAAATTATTAACAAACTCTTTAATTTTTAAAATTTTATGAATTGCATTTAATTTTGTCCATGATTTTTTATATAATGTATCATCTGAAAATATTTGTTTATGATTATCTGATTCTATAGATGACGTTAAATCAAGTTTATCTGAAATTTTTTCTGTAAATTTTTCTGTAATTGATTCATCGTTTTTATTTTCATCTGATATTTTATCATCATTTTTAATCATATTTAATAAATTTTTATAATATTCATTTATCCAATTATAATTAGGATCATCTTCTGATAAAGAATATAATAATCCTTGATAATATTTTATATTTAATTTTGTTCTAATTAAATCAAGTTCCATAGTTAATATAAATAATACATGTAACTTTAAACTACTTTTTTCAATATTTATACTAATAAATATAAAATATTGAAAAATTAAATTATAATTAATTAATATAATTAATTATAATGTCTAATAATGAATTATTTGAATATCTTTTTGCATTAAGAATATTATTACAAGATTCATATGAAAATGAATCAGATATTATTAGAGAACTTAAAATATATTTAAGAGATAATAATATACCTTTAATAAATGAAACTTTACATGAATTTTATGAATTATATGGTATTAATGTATCTGTAGAAACTATCAATGAAGTGTCATTAACATCATTAAATTTATTAAATAATATGATAAGATTAATGTTATCTTCTGAAGATTCTAGTCATACTAATAATTCAGAAAATGAACAATTATCTAATAATAATAATGATAATAATGATAATAATGATAATAATGATAATAATGATAATAATGATAATAATGATAATGATGAATCAGAAGATAATATAGATACAATAAATAACTTTGCAAATACAATATTTCAAATTCTATCATTACAGAATGAACCAGACTATTTTAATAATGATAATATATTATCAAATGTTATTATAACAACCGATGAACACGATTTAAAAACTTTAAAAACATATAAATTAGAAAATAATTTAGATGTTAATTGTACTATTTGTATTGAAAATATGAAAAAAGATGAAACTATATTAGAACTAAAATGTTCTCATACATTTCATTGTGATTGTATAAAACAATACCTTGAAAATTATAATTATAAATGTCCAATATGTAGAGAAGAAGTTGGTAAGCCAAAATATAATATATAAATAATATTTATTGTTGTACGCATTGTTGTGTACTTTCTTGTTCGTGTGATTTATTTTTATTTTCCGAATTAGTTTGATTTTTTATCATGTCTAATACTTGATTAGTTACATGTTGATTACAATCATTCATAATTGTTTTTGTTAGACCGCTTAATTGTAAAATATCTGCTTCATTTTTAACTTCTTCTTTATGAAAAGATTGAAATATTTTTTTAAGCTGTGTTGTTGTTTCTAGTGGATATTCTGTAAAATTTGGTAATTTCATTGTAAATCTTATATATAAATCTCCTTTTTGACCAGTTTGTAATGATACAGTACCTTCATTTGCAATTTTACGTATTGTATTAACATCTGTTTTACTAGAACTACTTATATGTAATTGCCTACCATCTAAATGTGTTATTACTTTATTAAATCCAAATAATGCTTGATATAATTTTAAATCAATATCAATAAATAAATTATTATCAATTCTTTTAAATTGTTTATGACATTTTACATTTATTACTATAATTAAATTTGATTTTATATTTTGTAAATGATGTCCTTTATGTTGTACATTTATTTGATTACCATCAGAAATACCTGCTTTTAATGATATTGAAAATGTTTTTTCTTGTGTAATATAGCAATTACCTTTACACAATTCGCATTTATTATTTTCATCTATTACTTTTCCTGAACCATTACATGACTGACACTCGCATACTATACGCTGTATCATTGGCCCCATACGTACTTGATTAACTTGCATACCTTGTCCATTACAGTTATTACAAGTTGTTTTATTACCATTTTTAGAACCTACACCATTACATTTTGTACAATCTATTTTTTGTTTATACGTAATATTGACTGTTTCTTCATTATATAATTGTTCTAATGTAACAGATATATGTTCAACTATATCTTCAACATTGTTTTGTTTTCTACCCATTCCTCCCATAGAAAATGGAAATCCTTGACTAAACATATTACCAAAATCAGAAAAAGGATCATTTGATTGACCTTGATTTGTACCATTTGAGAACATATTCATTCCAACACGATCATATTCTGCTTTTTTTTCTGGATCTAATAATATTTCTTTGGCTTGATTTATATCTTGAAATTTAATTGTATTTTGTTCTTTTACATCTGGTGGTGAATTAACATGTTTATCAGGATGATATTCTTTTGATAGTTTATTATATGCTTTTTTAATTTCTACATCTGACGCATTTGCAGATATTTTTAATCTATCGTATAACACTGTATCTATTACCATTAAAAATAATAATTCATTATTCTTTTAATTAATAATATATAATTTTATATAATGTTTTATATAAAGAGATAATTTTGTTATATTTAAATAATGATAAGTAAAATACAAATAATGGATAGTAATGATATTAAAAAAGTAGTAAATGTTTTTATAGATGGTGATAAAAATTGTTTTATTTCAAAATCATCAATTCAAAAATTTAAACAAATAGTTAAAACACCAGGATTTAATATTATAACTATTAATGAACTTAGTAATAGATTTATGAAACCAGGATTTAAATTAATATGTTATGAAAATAAAAATAAATCAGAATACAAATTTAAAATATGTAATATTAATTCAGATAAAACACACAAAGATAAACTACGAATTAAAATAAATGAATTATGTAAAGCAAGAAAACATGGTAAATACCACAAACCGCAATCATCTAATAATACTGATAAGGTTGATGTTGATGTTGCCGAAATTTATAAAGAATATAATAAACTTATTAAATTATCAAAAATTCCAATACCTGAACCAAAAGAAATATTAGAAAATCCAGATCAATATAAACCAATAATTTCAATGGTATTAAGTAATAATACAATGAGTAAATTAGGTAAAAATCATCCATATGTTCGTTATTTTACTTTACTCGCTAATAAAATTGGAGTATTAAAAACAAAATCAAATGAGGAAGATCGTGAAACAATACAAAATGGAACTGACATTTTAGAATTAAAACAAGTAGTTGGAAATACAATATCAAATAATAGTCATTTAGATGATGTAGATACAGAAGATACAGAAGATGAATTAGATGTTATAGATACAATAGATACAGAAGATGAATTAGCTGTTGTAGATACAAAAGATGAATTAGATGTTATAGATACAGAAGATGAATTAGATGTTATAGATACTGAAGATGAATTAGCTATTGTAGATACAAAAGATGAATTAGCTGTTGTAGATACAAAAGATGAATTAGATGTTATAGATACAGAAGATGAATTAGATGTTATAGATACAGAAGATGAATTAGCTGTTAATAATATAGAATTAGATATCTAAATAGATAATAATTGAATAATTTATTGTTTAAAATAATAAATTAATTATTTAAATGATTATATTTGATAATATTCACGGATATATAAAATTAGACCCTATTGCTACATTAATAGTAGATACACCTGTTTTTCAACGTTTGCGTAATATTCATCAAACTGGTATTTTATACTATGTTTTTCCAACAGCAACACATACACGATTTGAACATTCAATTGGTACATATCACTTAGCAACATCTATGATTAGCAATATTGCTAAAAAACAACCAGAAATAAATATAACAGATGAAATAATACAATTAGTTGGTATTGCAGGATTATGTCATGATTTAGGACATATGTTATTTTCTCATTTATTTGATGATTGTTTTTTATCAAAACTTCCTAATATAAAAGAATTAGAAGAAAGAACATTAAATACAATTCATGAAAATAGATCAGTATGTTTGCTTAATTATATTGTTAATAAATATTCAATTAATCTTAATAAAGACCAATTAAAAGTAATAACCGATTTAATAAATCCAAAAAAAGCAGAATATTCAAAATGGAAAAATAAATATCATGTTGGAAAATGGATATTTCAAATAATATCAAATCCATTAAATTCAATTGATGTTGATAAATTTGATTATTTAATTAGAGATACAAGAGCAGTTGGGTTAAAACTTGGGTTTGATTATTCTAGAATAATTGATGATGCACGTATTATTGATAATAAAATTTGTTATTCACTTAACTGTAGTGAAGATATATATCATATGTTTTTTATTAGATATAGATTACATAGACAAATTTATAATCATAAAGCATGTAAAGCTATGGAACTTTTATTAGTAAAACTATTATTTGAAATTGAAAAAGAACATAAAATATCAGAATATATATTAGAACCTGAAAAAATGATTAAATTAATAGATTCATATATTTGGAATTATTCAAATGATAATATAAATGAAATTATTAAAAATATTAATGAACGAAATATACCAAAAATGGTATATCAAAATATATCATTACAACCAAATAATTCTGTTATTGAAATTAATAAATTAATTAATAAATTTGGGAATGATAAATTTGAAATTGTTCAATTTAAAGTTGGTTATGTTAGTGGTAAATCTGCAAATCCACTTAATAATATTACATTTTATAATTCAAAAACTTATAAAATTATATCAGAAAATAAAGTTAGAAGTTTTTCATTATTAATTAATCAAAAATATCAAGAATATTTTTATCGTATATATTGTTTAGATTTATCATTAATTGAAGAATTTAAAGAATATATTAATGAAATATATAAAAAAGAAAATAAACAATTAGAACAACTAGAACAATTATCAATTGTAGAATTAATAGATTAAATTAATTAAAATATAGTTTCTTTTAGAACATATACATTATAGCAAGTTCTTATTATACAATATACAATATATAATATACAATATAATGATGGTATTATAAGTATAAAATATATACAATATATATATGTATTATATATTATAGATTCTAGTTCTGTGTTAAATGTATCATATCTATAATATATATCATTATCATTATTATTATTTATTTTATTATATTCTTCTCTTTCTTTAATTTCTTCTAATGAATATATAGTTCTACAAAATGGACAAATATTTTTATACAATTTATAAAAACATTCAATACATAATTCATGATTACATGATAGTTTTTTATTTTTAATTTTTATTTCAAAACAAATACAACATTCCATTATTAAATAAATTAAAATTACTATTTATATATTAAAATAATTATTTATTATTTTATATTGTTGTAATCCTGTAAAATTTATATCTAACTTATGATTAATAGAGAAATTTTGAATATTATTTAATGAATAACTAATTATTGGTCTATGACATAATTGACAAGTATTTTTATGTATTCTAAAATAACAATTTTCACATTCCATTATTTTATTAAATAAATTAATTAGTTAAATCTATTTAATTTATTTATATATAGTGCGTTATTTATAATATTATTTAGATAATGAACTTAACATAGTATAACCATATATTAATTTTTTATCACAATACCATTTATTTATACCAACAATTTCAAAAAATATATGAATAACTACACCAGTTATAAAAAAAGTAAAACTAATATTTTCTGGTTTTGGTTTATTTTTATCAATAGATAAATTAAAAATAAATGTTCCAATTACAAAAGTTATAATTCCAATTATTATTGATTCTATTAATAACATCCACATTAAATTAACTAAGAAATTATTAAATATATAATCTAATTTAATATAATTATGAATTGGGAAAATTACGTTGTTCAAATAAATGTTAAATCTAAAGTTATTGATTTAAATCATCCATTGAATATTTATGAAACTGCAAACTCGACGGGTACAGGATTCTTTATTAGTTTAACTGAAATTTTAACATGTTATCATGTTGTATCTGGTGCAATTAATATTGATATTACATTTAAACATACTAATTCTATCAGTGGTCAGATTAAACATATATTTCCAGATGATGATCTGGCTATTATTGAAATAGACCCAACTTTTATATCATCAGAAATTGGAATATTAGAACATGATAAAAGCAGTTCTGTGCAATTAGGAGATGTTTTTACTATAGGATTTCCACTATCAAGTACAAATATTAAAATAACTAAAGGAATTATATCAGGATATCAAGATTCATTAATTCAAACAGATGCATCTTTAAATGATGGAAATTCTGGAGGACCTCTTGTTATATTTGATATAGTTTCACAAAAATATAAAGTAATTGGTGTTAATGTATCAAAATTAAAAGGTGATGCAGAAAAAACAGGTTTTGTTATACCAATTTATAGATTTCATATATTACAAGATAAAATGAATAATACTTTTGATTTAATTATTAGAAAACCACTTTTATATTTTGATTTCCAACCACTAATAAAACATACATTAAAATCAAATTTATTACATAGTAAAAAAAAAGAAGGTGTTAGAATAACATCAATTAATACAAATCATTATTATTCAAAATATTTAAAGGAAAATGATATTTTACTTAAAGTAAATGGTAATATTATTGACCATAATGGTTTTATTAAATTTGATTTTTATCCAGAAAAAATACCAATTGATGATATTGGATTATGGTTTACCATTGGTGATAGTATTACTTTTGATATTTATAATATAAAAAATAAATCAATAAATACTAGCACATTTATTCTAAAATCACCAAAAACAAATTTATTTAATTTTTATAATTTAGGTAACCTACAAAATGAAAATAAGTATCCAAATTATTTTGTGGAAAAAAATGGATTAATTTTATCAATTATATCCGATGTACATTTAGAAAATTTAAAAAATTTAAATTTATCATTTAGAAATATTATTAAGATATTTGAAAGAAGATTATATCATAAAGATTTATTTACCATTTATTTAGCTGATACAAAATACACGGATACTAATATAGATAATAATACAGAATATCCAATTGGTGATATTATTATTGAAATTAATAATAAAACATTTACATCATTTGAAGAATTAAAAAATATTATTAAAGATAATATTACATCATTCAAAACGATTGATAATAATATATATATTATTTAAAAAATTGATATAATATCATTTAAAAATATTATATTAATTATTATAATGTCAAAGAAATTAACTAAACAAAAAACTAAAAATGAAGAAATTAATGACGAATACAATATAGAAGATGAAATAGAAGATAGCTATGAAGATTCAGTTGAAGATTATGATGATGAAAATGATGATGAAAAAGATGAATTTATTATTGATCCAGATGCAGAAATATCAGGTTGTGCTATTGATGATGCTATTAATGATGATGATGAATATTTTAATAATGTTGAAGAAACAGAATTACCAAGCGAGCAAGGAATTGAATATGTTAGTAAAGAAAATCGTATCAGTTCAAACCGACTATCAAAATATGAAATGGTAAGAATTTTAGGTGAAAGAATTAAACAGCTAACACTTGGTGCAAAACCATTAATTAAAAACTTTCAAACTCTATCATATGATAGTATTGCTGAAGAAGAATTAAAAAGAAATATGATTCCTTTTAAAATTAAACGACCTTTACCCAATGGAAAATATGAGATATGGACATTAGATGAATTATATAAAGATCATTTATTATCTCAATTTGAATAAAATATTTATTTATTATTATATATAATGAAATTTAATAGTAATAAAAAACAGAAGATGTAAATATTCAAAGTTTAATAATTTCATTTTTAAATTTTATTATTTATTATTTATAACATATAATAAATAAATGTCAAATGTTACACCTTGTTCTTGTATATCTGTAGTATTACTATAAATATATAAACTTCTTTTTTTTAATAAATCTTTTATACAATAATTATACTCTGTTACATAATATTCTAATAATTCTTTAAAAAAAATAATTTGTTCATTATTAGAAAGTATACAATAATAATCAAAAAATGATATTTTAAAATGATAGTTATGATAATAATTATGATAATAATTATGATAATAATCATAACTATCATCATGTGAAAATATGTAACCTAATTTTTCTAGTACTCCTTCTTCTAGTATAATATTAATGCGTGTATCAAATTTTAAATCAATTATTGATAAAAATTTAAGAAAAGTAAAAGTTATTTTATTATTGCCATTTAATAAATTATATAATTTTAAATCTAATATAGGTTGTATTAAATCATTAACTATATTATAATTACTACAATATTGTTTAATTTTATTAAAAATTATATCAAAATTTTTAAAATTAGAAGAAATTATGTCATGTAAAGATTTTCTATTTAATTTTCTTAATTCAATGTCAAATTCGAATTCTAACAAATGTACATTTATATTAAATAATAAAAATAATAAATAAACTGGAATTATTGAATCAACATCAATATATTTTTTTAAATATATATCATATATATCAAATTTTGATATTTTATGAATAGTATAATTACTTGATAATAAATAAATAATATTTATAAATTTATATTTTAGTAAATTATTAACATCTGTAATATTTATAGATGGATATGCATGATCAGATTCATAAATATTAATTCTCATATTAAATGACATATTTATATATATAATATCTATAAAATCATTATTAATTGTTATTTTATTAATATATTTATTTAGATATGAATAATTTATACAATCAGTTATACCAAATAAATAATTTAAAACTTTTTTAAAAATATTAATTTCTGATTCAATCTCATATTTAAATAAATTTAAATAATGTCGTTTATATATATCTTCATAACCTGGAATATTTTGAATTAATTTATTAAATTCAATTTTAATATCAGGATTATTTTCATTATTAGGATCATCTTTATACACATTGCAAAAACGTTTAATAAAATTTTTTAATCCATCTATAGACGTTTTAGGCAAAAAATCAGAATTATAGTCTTTTATAGTTGGGTCCCATATAATAGCTCTGATAAAATGTAATAATGAATTTTCAACACAATCAGCAAATACACGATTTTCAAATGTGCTATTATTATATTTAAATACTTTTGGTAAATTATTATTATTAAATAAATCATAATTTAAATATTCTTTTAATTTATTTTCATTTGCTTTATTTGTTTTTTTTATTTCATCTTTTTCATTTTTTAATTTATTTATATACTTTTCTAATTTTATTTTTTCTTTTTTTAATTTATTTATATCATCACTTGATTGTAGATTAATTGTAATATCATCAATTTGTTTTTTAATTTCAATAATTTTATCTTTATTTATTTTAAGTGTATTTATAATATTCTTTTTATCTTCTTCTTTATTATTTAACTCGTCAAATTTTGTTTTAATATCATCAATTTGTAATAAATTGCAAATTAAATTATCAATATTTATAGGATATAAACTATTTTTCATTTTACCAACAGATAATTTATTAAAATGATCACCAATAAAACTAGCAAAAAATATTAAACTAGTTTTAATACCTAAAAATTTTTTTAATTCATGTGTATTATCAATAATTTCACAGTACTTTATAAAATCTTTTAATTTTTTTATTAATATAATTTCATTTTTAATATAAAAATCATAAGTTTTTTCAACATCATATTTTAATTTATCATATTCTATATTAGTATGGTCGGTTTTACTGCTTATGACTTTATCATATAGACTCATCATATCAGATATATTAACAAATGCATTCTTATTAACAAATGCATTCTTATTATCATATAACATAAGAATTTGAGCTGTAATTTCTTCATCAGTATTAGATGTAGAATATAAAATTTGTAAGAATTCTCTAAATTTATTTATAAAAATATATTTATTTAATATGTTAGCTTTGATAGAAACACTAATATATAGATTTTTTTCAATATTTATATTAAAATATGTTCTAAATGTTGTGTCTATTGATTTCATTAAATTATCAGCTTCTTCTTCAACAGTATAAGTATCATCATTTTTTTCAATAATATCTTTAAATTTTATCATATTACATATTATATTATTTAACTCAATATTTGGTTTAATAAAATCTTTTTTTAGTTTATTTTTACTTATACTATATTCAGAATTAAATTTATTTATTTCTTTTAAATTATCATCAAATGATGTTTCCATTGATATAATTTTATTAATATTAATATAATCTTTCATTTGTTTTCTTAAATAAATATATTTTTTTGTACTATAATAATTTTTTTCATTACATATAGTATTAAAATTAGTATTATTTCTATCTATTATATCTTTAATTTGTTTAACTAGATGTTGATCTTCTTTCTTTATTTCATCTATTAATATAGGTTTCAAAAAATTGTATATTAATAATTGACGTAAATTAGGAATTATATTAAATGAATTCTGTAAAAATAATGTTTCAAATGGTATTTTATTTTCTTCATTTATTATAATTTCTTCATTATTAAATAAATAATAATTTGTTACAATACTTGGGTCTTTAGTTTCATTTTCTTGATATTCAAAATTTGAATTTAAATTATATATTGATTCTTTACCTTTTTTTATTTCTTTATTATTAAATGTTATTGTATGGTCGCCATAGTTTAATGGTAAATATTTTTTTATTAGTTCTTTATCCTCAATAACAGGAATTTTACCACCTTTTAATGATAAATATTTAATATATTCTAAATAATAATTCATATAATATAAACTATATTTATTTTATTTTATAAACATTTTTACTTAATATCATATTTAATAAAGTAGGTTTGATGAACTTCAAATGACATATAATTATATAATTCTCTAATTTTTTTAAATTATTTAGTAAATATAGAATATCTATATAAATCTAATCATCTGGTTCTCAATTTTTATTTAGTAAATATAGAATATCTATATTTATATATTCATCAGTTATTTTATTTTTTTTATAATCATATATATAATTCCTGCTTCCATTTAATATTTGTTCATAATTATTATAATGTTCTAATAAATCATGTATTATAATACATACATTTTTAAAATATAAGTAATTATTTTTTGGTATATAAATATTTAATAAGTCAACATTTACAAAGTCGCAACAAATATAATCAAATAAAGTTAATCTTAAATATTTTTTATTTACATTTTCTATATTACCATTTGTATCTTTTATAAGAAGTTCTTTTGGAAACATACTATAATTTTTTTTACCTATCATTAATAATAAATTATCTGTTATTTCAATACTATAACCTACATTATTTAAATCAATTAGTTTAAGATATGATAAATATAAGTTTATTTTATCAACATTATCATCAATACAATATTGTTTTATTTCATTTATAAATGTTTTATGTATATTTAACTTAAACATAATATCTTTTAAATAAAATGGAAGATTATTACCAGTATCAACATATTTGTTTAAAATATCTATAGACATATTTAAATGAATACTATATTTTTCTGACAATAAATAAATTATATTTTTATATTTATAATTCAACAAATTCTGTACTTTTTTGTTTGTTTCTATTATATAGTTAACATCATTTGTGAGATCTGCTTCAAGTAATATCTTATTTAAATTTTCAGTTGTGGGAAAATTTATATATTCATTTTTATAATCACGTTTATACTTGTCTTGTAGTTTATCATCACTCAAATTTAATAAATTACAAATTAAATTATCAGCATTTATAGGAAATAACTTATTATTTTTATTATTATTATAATGATTGCCAATAAAATTAGCAAAAAATATTAAACTAGTTTTAATACCTAAAAAATCTTTTAATCCATCAATATTATCAATTTTATCAAAATTATTTATAAATTCTTTTAATTCAAGAATTAATTTAATTTCATCATTAATGTAATTATTATATTTATCTTTACCATCAATATTAGTAATATTACTAATATCTTTAGTTTTAATATTTTTTTTATTTTTATATAGACTATATATTTTCATCATATCGGATATATTAATAAATGCATTATTATTATTATTATTATTATATATATTATTAATACTTGATTTAATATCATCATTCTTATAATCTGAATATATAATTTCTAATAATTCTTTAAATTTATTTATAAATATATATTTATTTAATATATTAAATTTATTATTAATATTGCTATAATAATTAAATGTATTTTGTATATTTAAAATTTGTTCTTTGGATAATACATTTGATGACGCATATTTTGATATTAATAATTTTTGTAATTTATTATTTATATTAAAATTATTATCTAATAACAATAAAACAAATGGTATTTTATTTTCTTCATTAATTACTATTTCATCTTCAAAAAATATATTATAATTTTTTTCATAATCAGATGTATTAATAATATTAGGTTTGACATTATTATTTTTTTCATATTTAAATGTTGGTGTTAAATTATAAATTTCACCATCACCATCTTTTATTACTTTATTATTAAATGTTATTGTATGCGTACTATATATTAATGGAAAATATTTTTTTTTTAGTTCAATATTTTCAATATTTGGTATTGCACCGCCTTTTAATTCTAAATATTTATTTTTATATTTAATATATTTTAAATAATAATCCATATAATATAAACTATATTTAATTTTTATTTAACTTATTATGTGTTGGTAAAGTAATAATTTACCAATTATAAAAACAAATTGTACAAATATAATTTACTTTATAACTATTTCTATCTTTATAAAAAATAGCATCTTTTAATTTAATATCTTTATGAGTTATACAACTTGGATTTTTACAGGTATAATCATGTGTATGTGGTAAAAGTGGATCTTTACATGTTAATTCATTTTCTTCAATACTTTTAATTTTTACATTTTTTTGTTCCATATTAACTTGATATAATATGGTTGTTTCAGTTATTTGTTTTGTAAAACTACAGTTTTCACATTTAAATTCTGCACCAGATGATACAATTTCTTCAAATAGTACATTAATTTTAATTTTGTCTTCATCAGATAATTTTTGATATTTTTTATTTTTAGCCAGTATATCCTTGGAAAAAGATGCTTTATATTTAGTAAGATCTTCTTTTTCTTCTAATTTTTTTAAAGCATCAATTGTTTTACTAATTGATATTCTAATATCATCATTTTTTAAAACTTTGGATGATTTTGAAATATCAAATAAATATGAACAATTTGGACAGAAATACATTTATTAATATATATAAATTAATATTTATATATATTAATTTTCAATTTTAATTTATATAAATTAAACTAAATAAATGCGTTTAATAAAATTATATTATTAATTTATATATATAATATAAATATGTCAGATGATATTGTAATTGCAATTCTAGCAAAAAATAAAGAATATTATTTACCATTTTTTTTAAATTGTATATATAATCTTGATTTTGATAAAAAAAGATTACATTTGTATATAAGAACAAATGATAATACCGATAATACAGTAGAAATTTTAAAAACTTTTATAGAAAAACATATAGATGAATATAAATCAGTATATTTTGATGATACTAGTATTAATAATGATTTATGTAAATATGAAGAACATCAGTGGGATTGTTTGCGTTTTAAAATATTAGGCAATATTCGTCAAAAATCCATAGATTATGCAATTAATTTAGGTTGTCATTATTTTGTAATAGATTGTGATAATTTTATTACAAAAAATACTTTAACTGATTTATTTCAAGATAAAGATAAAGGTATAATTGCACCTTTACTTGTTTCTAATAGATTATATGCAAATTATCATTATGATACAACCGAAACTGGTTATTTTAAAGACCATCCAACTTATATTGATATATTAAACCGCAATATATCTGGTTTAATAAAAGTAAATGTAGTTCATTGTACCTATTTTATAGGTAATCAATATTTAAAACATGTTAGATATGATGATAATAGTTATAGATATGAATATGTTATATTTTCAGATACATTGAGAAAATTAAATATACCTCAATATATTAATAATATTAAATTTTATGGTTTTTTGGTATTATGTAATAAGGATGAATATTTGATAAATATTGAACATTTTAAAAATCATTTAATTATTGATGATAACAATAAATATAATATAATGTTTAATAATATATAATTAATATTTCAAAAACTAGTATTATTTATTAATAAATTGAAACAACAAAGCTATATTTAGTGCATTTAATAAGTAAAAACTACATATAATATAAAAAAATTGATAATTATATTTAAAAAAATCTTATTTTAAGTAATTAATAATATGACTGACATTAAAAAGATAGCAAAATATAAAAGATGTGTATATGATTTGCTTGATAAGCATCGATATACTGATGATAGTCAACAAAAACCAACACATCTTTCGTATGGATTATTTCAGGGTAAATTTGTTCTAGATGAACTACACCGTAAAGAATTAGTAAGTTTATATTCTAAAGCAATTAAAGCAGGTGTAACAGATTTTTCTATATTAGAAACACAAAAGGAATATTCACCTATTATTGTTGATATAGATTTAGAAACACTAGAAGAAACTCATTCTAAAAATAAACGTTTATATGATGAAAATATGATTATAAATATTATTACTAAATATAATGAATCAATTAATCATTATTTAAATGTAAAAGATATTATAAAATGTTTTGTATTTGAAAAGAAAAAACCAACTAATAAAGAGGATATATTAAAAGATGGATTCCATTTAATATTTCCTGATACTTGTGTTCATACAAAAATTAGACATTTAATAAGAAATAGAGTAGTATCTGCATGTGTTAAAGATAAAACATTTGACGGATATTTAAATTATCCTGAAAAAATTATTGATAAGGCCGTTGTTTCAACAAATGGATGGTTTTTATATGGATCTAAAAAACCAAATGGTAATCTTTATAATTTAACAAAAATATATGATGATAATTTAAATATACTTTATGATCATACTAAAAAACAATCGGACACATCAGAATATTATAAAGATAGTACGCTTATTAGATATTTATCTTTACGACATGAAAAATATTGCAAAGATCACGCAACATGTGTAAATTATTCCGACTATGAAATTGAAGCAGAATGTGAAAACAACGGAGTAACGCATAATACTATAACAGAACCTATTAGATATGATATCCCTGCATCAAAAGAAGATGAAGTACGTCGCGCAGTTAAATATACAAATATGTTAAATAATAAAAGATCAATTGATTATCATGACTGGCTTCGTGTTGGATTAGCACTACATAATATAGATAATTCATTATTACATACATGGATTGAATTTTCTAAAAAATGTTCTAAAAAATATAAAGACGGTGAATGTGAAAAAATGTGGAAAACAATGAAAAATCCATCAAGTGGTAATGTTTTAACCATTAGATCATTAGCTTATTGGGCAAAACAAGATGACCCAAATCAATATGAAATATTTAATCGTGAAGAATTTAAATCTATGATGAAAAAAAGTTTAGATGGTAATACTTATTATTTAGCTAAAAGTGTGTATTCTAAATATTCTGATCGTTTTGTTTGTTCAGCAATTAAAGGCAATGTTTGGTGGGAATTTAAAAATCATAGATGGATTCGTATTGAAGAAGGATATTCTTTAAAAGTTATATTATCTGAAGATTTTGCTAATGAATATAATAAAGAAATAGCAGATATAAGTTTAAAAGCAACTGTTGTTTCTGGTATTGAAAAGGAAGAATTACAACAAAGACGCACGCGTATTGATAAAATTGTTGAAAAACTTATGAATAATAGTTTTAAAAATATTTTAATGGATGAATGTAAAAGTATTTTTTATGATTCTACATTTGAACAAAAATTAGATTCAAATATACATCTACTTGGATTTGATAATGGAATATATGATTTAGAACAAGGAATTTTCAGAGAAGGAAGACCTGATGATTATGTTACATTAAGCACACGAATTTCATATTATAAATGGTCAGATAAAAATCCATATAATAAAAAAATTATTAATTTTTTTGAACAAATATTACCAAATGAATCTATACGTAAATATTTTATTAATGTATTATGTACTTGTTTATCAGGTCTAACAAAAGAAGAAAAAATATATGTATTAACTGGTTCAGGCTCGAATGGTAAATCTTTAACAATGGATTTAATGTGTCAGGCTCTTGGTGATTATTATATGAGTTGTGATATTAGTATGATTACTAGAAAAAGAGGGCAATCAAATCAAGCTGCTCCTGAAAAGGTACGCATGAAAGGAAGACGTGCAGGTGTTTTTCAAGAAGCAGATGAAGGTGAAAAACTTAATGTTGGTATAATGAAAGAATTTACTGGAGGAGATAAAGTTCTTATCCGTGATCTATTTAAAGGTTCAACAGAAATGATTGAATTTAAACCACAAATGAAATATTTTTTAACATGTAATCAATTATTAGAAGTACCATCAAATGATGATGGTACATGGCGACGTATTCGTGTAATTGATTTCGGTTCAAAATTTACTGATAATCCAACTAAAACAAATGAATTTTTAATTGATAATACATTAAAACATAAAATAGAACAATGGGCTCCAACATTTGTTAGCTATTTAATTCATATTTATAATACCGAATATAAAAATAAAACATATCTTTCTGAACCACTTGAAGTTATTGCATCTACTAAACAGTATAAAGCAGAAAATGATCATTTTACTGAATATATTCTTCAATGTATTGATGTTACTACAGATATTAAAGATGTTGTTGGTATGAAAACATTATGGGATGATTTTAAAAGATGGTTTAATGATTTTCACGGTGGTACAAAAATGCCAAAATCAACCGAATTTAATAAATTTATGACTAAACAATTTGGAGAAAAAACAAATAAAGGTTATACAAAGATTAAATTAAAAGTTGATGAAGAATCAGATAATGAAGAACAAGTAAATGAACTTGATAATTAAAAAAATTGAAATTTTAAAAATATAAATGTATTTAAAATTTCAATTTTAATATGCCTTCTTACGATGGTTCTGCTAATATTACCAATCCAGATAAAGTCCCAACTCCATATTTTCAGCGTTTAGCTTTAAAATATGAAAGACAAAATGCAGAAAATGCAAGAAAACATAAAACTTCTTATGGTTTATATAATGCAACTTCAACAGTTGTTACAAATAATCCAACAGTAAGCGGTAGTTGTATGATTCATGTATATTACGGTAGTGGAACACGTATAGGTAGTGTTATAGGTTAAATATTTAATTTTAATTTTTAATTAAATAATGGATCATTTGATAATGTATCTATTGTCCATCTTTTGTTTGGGTCTATTTGTAAAACACCTAGCAAAACTCTTTTAACTGCTATTTTATTATCTTCACTTAAATTAAGTTCATTTATTTTATATTCTAATCTACTTATTTGTGGACATGTATGATCTATTAGTTCTGTTTTTATAAAATATTTTTTATAAAATTTAGTTTTCTTTAAAAACTTTTCTGAAAAATTACCACATGTATCATTTATTAATGATAAATGATAATAATCTCTTGAATGTTCTGCATCTTTAATTGGATCAAATAACAGTTTTCCAGATAATAGTTCATAAAATGTACATCCAAGTGCCCAAATATCAACTGGATATTTACATTTACCTAATAAAATAATTTCAGGTGCTTGATAATATCTTGTACCAAATGATTCTTCGTAATAATTATGTTCTTCACAATGAGTACCAAAATCAGCTAAACATATTTTAATATCATCTAAATATTTATTTTCAATTGCATATTTATCAATATCTGATGAATTATACTCTTCTAATATTTTTTTTGTAATACTATAGTGAATTTGTTCTCGATATATTTTATCATTAAAATTAATATCTTTTATTTCTAACAAGTATTTATTTATTAAAAACTTATCTTTTTCATTTATACCATTTACTAAAATATTATCTGATTTAATATCACCATGAAAAACTTTAAATTTTTTATGTAAAATTTTAATAGAATTAATTAATTGTTTCATAATTATAATTGTTTTATTTAAATCAAAACCATTGGTAAAATTACCCTTTCGAATTAATCCATCAATATTTGTACATTTTAATTTCCATATAGAACATAAATATTTTTGTTTATTTTTTTGTTCAACAAAATATTCAATAATATTATTAAATACTGTGGGATTTTTAGGTAATTTTTGTACAAATTTAATTTCACTTAAACCATCATTGTATTCAGACGGATTTTGAACTTTTAAAGCATAAAAATTTTTATTATTAATACTATAAACTAACCAAACAATTGAAAAAGAACCACGTCCTAATTCACAAATAACATTATAATTCTTAATTATTTTTCCTGTTAAATCAATATTATCAGAATTTTCTACATTTTCATCACTTGAAGATGAATAATATTCATCACTATCTGTATTATTAACTAATTCATTAATATTTTGAGAACTCATTTAATTAAAATAAATATAAATTTATTCTTTTAATATTTTTTATCTAATTAATTAATGAAAAGATTAATTAAAAAAGAATTTCAAGAATATAAAAATTTTAGTTCTAAAAATAATGAAATTAGTAATATTCCAATAAACACAACAATAATGCATCCGATAACTTTAAATTGGATTCGCGAAACTAATAATCCAAGTTGTATTACTAAACCACACTTTAGCAATAGTAATACTTTTATATTATATAAAGATTATAATTGCAATGTATCAAATGATGTTTATAAAAATATATTATATATACCACCAATTGGTTTTACATCTAATGATATATTAAAAATTTATAATATTGATTCAATTGATAGTTTATTATTATATATTAATAATAATATACATGAAGGTAATATTATAAATATAAATCGTATTGTTAATAGTTGGATTCGTGTTAATTATGATAGTATCAAAATTTATAATAATTTTTTAGAAAATATTTATAAACAACTTGTTGATAAATATTTAAATATAAATAATAAAAATAAAATTAAAAATGATAATATTAATATTAATAAAGAAATTAAATATTATATTGATTATTGGACTAATAAAAATAATAGTATAGATTTTAAACTAAATTTATTAGAAGATTTTGTTTTTTACTTTATTAAGAAATATAATTTAAAATTTTAATATATAGACTGTTTTAATTAATATTTAGAATAATATATAATATTTTATTCTAAACTTTAATAATGGATATTTCTTTAAATTTTTTAGCAAATTTAAATAATAAAAAAGAATTAAATACTCCAACTGAAAAACAACAATATAGAAGATATTGGCCTGTTCCTAATCAAATTGAATCAATAGTTGAATATCAGAATGTAAATGTTGATATAAATTTACGTAAAGATGTAACACACTTTTTTCATACAAAAGTTATTAAATGGATAAATAATTATCCAGATTTTGCTAAACATAAATCAAAATTATCATTATTAAAATCTATTGATGGACAAATTTATATATATAATTTATTAAGAAAATTTATTAAAAAATCTGGTATAAATTGGTATGATTTACGTGATAATTATTCAATTATTAAAAAATATATTAATATAAAATTATCTTCATTTAATAATTAGAATCTTCGTTTATTAATTAGATAAGAATTATATGTTAATTTTTTTTTAGTATTTAGATATTTATTGTTTAATAGTTCAACAACAGGCTCTACTACAGGATCTACTATAGATTCAATAATAGATTCTACGACAGGCTCTATATTAGATTCAATTACATGTTCTACAACAGGCTCTACAACAGGCTCTACAACAGGCTCTACAACAGGCTCTACAACAGGCTCTACAACAGGCTCTACAACAGGTTCAACAACAGGTTCAACAACAG